GAACACATATATTCCGTATATCCTTTGATAGTCCTGATATAAAACCATTTGCAACCATGACAATTTTCAAGTTTCATTCTTCAACTCCTTTCGGCTTGTTTATGGGTTTCCAGTGAGTGATAGTAACTTCAAATTCGGACTTATCGAAATTGTCGAGATAATCTTCCGTCCATCCATATTCATTCCAAACAGATGTAAGATACCCTATTTCTACAATGCCAGTAGCTATTTCCTTGTACTCAACTCTTAGCAAGCATGGGGTATTTCGTTTCGGTACATCATTCGTATTTTCTTTACACTCATGCCATTCCTCAAATTCGTTCCAACGCCTTGCTATTTCTTCACAAAGGATATTTGAACTTTCCACATCGCCCAAATGTATTTTGGCTATTGATAAGTTCCATTGGTCTTTAATGCACAATTCGGCATCCATTTCATCCTCTCCGAATATTCGTTTGCCCCTTGCTGGAATGCAAAGCATTTTCAATGTACCAGTTTCTAATTCACCTTTGGCATACTGCCAATTCAATTTTATTTTTGTCATTTCACTTTCTTCTTTATAGTTTTGATAGCCATTGTTCATAAACCCGTGTAGCCACTTGCGCCATCATAACAGGCGGCACACTCATACCACAAATGTAATGCGGTGAAAAGCCGCAAAAATCATAGTCTTGTGGAAACGTGGAAATATTGCACACTTCGGCAGTTGATAGATAAACAGGCTTCTTAAATGGAATTGCACTATCAGAATGAGCCGTAAGCGTGTTGCAAATTTCATCCTCATACAAATAACATTGATTGAAAAATCCTCTTTTGCCTGTCAGCTTCCGATAAGCATTTGACATATCAATATCCCCATGTGTTCTATTATCAAACATTTCTTTCATGCGCTTGCCGTATGGTTTGCCCATGTAATCCGCAAATTCTCCGTAGCAAATCCCCGGCTCGTTGAAGTCCATGCTAATATGTGGCTCAACATTGAAGAGGTCAGACACTTTCAAGAAATTCACGCCCAAATCATGCCTAATACATACAAAGAACACCCGGTTTCGCATTTGTGGAACACCCATCTTTGACGCATCCAGCAAGAAATGTTGGCAATAATATCCGGCATCTTCAAAGTCCTTGTAAATGCGCCTTACATAATCTATGGCATTACCCATAAGCAAGCCTTTCACATTTTCCGCTATCACAACCTTTGGTTGCAGTGCCTTTGCCAAAGCTATGAAGTCGAAGAAAAGTGTATCAAGAACTTGTGCCGTTTGCCCCTCTCTGAACACCTTTTCTTTGCCCCAATCCTTTTCACGGTTGCCAGATAAGGAGAAAGTGGAACATGGGGGTGAGCCGTCCAAAATATCCAAGTTGTAAAGTTCGGGCGGTAGCTCTCTCTCTCTCTCTCTCTCAATTCTCTTATATCCCCTAAAAAATTGAACCGTGGTGCATGGTTGGTTACATACACCTGATTCACTTTAGGGCCTATTTCATTGCAACCTATCACATCAAACCCTGCCAACTTGTAGCCCATAGTTGAACCGCCACCACACGCAAAACAAGAAAACACCTTGCCTTTGTCTTTAGTGAAATTGGCTTCTGCCAGCTTCCAGTTATAAGGGAATTTATGAATTTCCATTATTGCACCTCCTCATCTTTACACATAACGACATCGCCACAAATATAATCCCAACCAAAAATAGCATTGTGTTTATGCGCTATTTCTGTGGCTGTTTCGTTGGAATCTAAAACGTCTTTCCCATTATCATTGATTACGAGAATATCCCCATTGTGTAGGTTTATAATATCAATGTAACCATCTACGAACTTTTGCAGTTCATCCAGTTGGAAGTCCAGCCCGTTTTGAGGTTGGATTTCCAATTTACTTCCGTCTGTCTTTATCAGTGTTGCCATCTTATTTTGCCTCCTTTCGTTTTAGTTGAAGTTTTACCTTTTCGGCATCAAACTCATAGTTCATACACTCAGTAAAGTTTCCCATTATAAGCATTAGAGGGAAGAGCATACCATGCTTACATCCTCTTCCAAATTCGTCTGATGCTGCCTTGCATGAATCACATCTATAAATGTCTTGTACTGTTACTATTGCCATTGTGAGCCTTCTTTCTTGCCTTGTGAACGCCTTTAGTATAATTGCGTTCAACACGTCTAACGTCATTGTATTTTGCTTGCGCTGTAGATTCTATCATGTGGGGCTTTTCGTTTCCCACCCAATGAGCATCCGGGTGTTCCTGCTGTATTGCCGCTAAAATTGCATCTTTCAATATTCCCATATCCTAAAATTTTATTGGTTGATACACACGCTTGTTGGAACGAGTAGTTTATAAGTCGTCCCGTTGGGAAAACCATCTTTAATGGCTTCTTTTATCTCTTTTGCGGATGGAACGCTGTTGCGCACTCCAAACTCAATCTTTCCCAAACGTCTGCCGTTATGGTCGAAAATGATGTAAGTGTATTCATTCATAATTCTGAAATTTACTTGGTTACTACTGTTACAAATTGGCACTTTGCCCAAAGCGTAAAATCATTGCTGCTTATGTACTTCTGATTTTTGGCTTCAATGGCTTTTGCTTGTTTTTCGCTAATCTCTTTGCCTTGTAAATAATATTTTTTCATACGGTGTTGCATTGTGGTAGCCAGTAGGCTACCTGATTATTATATAGTAAATTCACGTTTGAAGTCTTCATCATCTTTAATGTATTCACTCAATGCAGATAATAGCCCACGTTTACTTCCACATTTTGCAATACTGAATAACCCGTTATTCTTCTGTTCGTCTGTTGCGATGAAGATGTAGCCATCTTTAACCTCCGGCTTGAATGACTTAATTTGCGATTTTAATTTTCTGAAATTGATAGCCATATCTTATTTTCTTAGAATTTCATCAAGTATTTTTTTATCAGCATCCCAAAGATTGTACCCTTTGGCAATTTTTCTTCTGATATATTCTTTTTCTCCAATCATAGCGATTGCTTTTTCTCTTAAATCCGATGCACTCCATTTTTCAGCTTGATCTATCAGGAAATTTGCGAGGCTTTTTCTCTCTTCGTAAAGTTCACGCACCAGAACTGTTTTACGTTCAATCTCTTTTAGTGATGCTGGATCATTAACCCATAGTTCGCAAAACTTGTCTTTGTCAAGTTCTGTGTTCATGTACATTTCCTCAATTTCAGCGTAATCACCAGCTTTAAGTTTTAAGCCTGTTCTTTCTTCAAATTCTTTCTGTGTCATATCTGAATGTATTTAGTTTTATATTCTTTTCGTGTAACTGTTTTTATTACGTTGCAAATATATGTAACATTGGTAATATTACCAAGTGAAATAGGTAATATTTTCAAGTGATATTACCAATATTTACCAAGTGAAACATAGAAATATTATCATTATCAGATATATAGCTTTTCAAAAACACTGCAAAATAATTTCAGAAAAAGCATTTTTTAACATTGCGAAAATCTATGCTCTTTAATTTATTCTACTTATTAAAATAGATATTTTAAGATTATAGCTCTGATTTTGAAGAAAACAAGTATAAAAAACATTGGTGTATATATACACCGTTATTGAAAATATTACCTATATTTGCAGTATAACTAAAGTAATATTGATATGAATAAGACACTCTTTAAGAAAGTCAAAGACTTATGTAAGGACACTGGTTTATCAGAGAAGTACCTTACTGCGATAACCGAAAAAATGGGTGGCAGCATTGAGGATGATTCTACTGATGAAGCGGAAATCGAAAAAGTAGCAAACCAAATAGCGGATGTGGCAAAAGAAAGTCAAGGAGAAGCTACCAGGTGGGCTAACAAAGCGAAGGAACCAAAGGAGCCAAAAGAACCGAAGGAACCCAAAGAACCCAAAGAACCGAAGGAGCCAAAGGAACCTGATAACGATCCAAACAAACGGATCTCCGAACTTCAAGCGGAAATGGATAAAATGAAACAAGAGCAAGCTAAGAAAGATCGTGAAACAGCCGTTCAAGCAGCTCTTAACAAGCATGGTATTCCCGAATGGAGAAGAAAAGGTTTGGTTATTCCTGATGAAGAGGATCCAGATGCTTATTGCGCTGGTCTGAAACAAGATTTAATAACTCAAAACCTTATCTCGGAAGATCCAGAGAGTGTAAAAACAGCAAACGCAAAGAATGTTGAAGAGGCTTCTGATGCGTTGCTGGAATCAATTATTGTTAAATAAATCATTTTACAATGAAACGAACAAAAATCTCATTTGTCGGTGAAAAACCGATTTTCACAGGCAGTCCGCAAATTGTACCAGGCGGTTTTAATCTGGATCGGGAGAAACAGCGTTTTTCTGTAGGTGATATTATCCCTGCCGGAACACTCGCTATTTTCGATGAAGTTACAAGAAAGGTACAGATTGTAAAAACAGCGAAGGTTAAAGCTATCGGCACAAAGGATAAGAAAGTTATCACTTTGTATTCAAATGGCTATTGTTCACCCTGCTTTTCTGTTGGAGATAAGCTGTTACAAGCTAAATCCGTTAGTGGAACTTTTGAAGATGCTCCTTCTATTGTATCTATTGAAAAGCCTGGTGTGTCAAACGCTCCGTATGTAATTACACTTTCTGCTGAGATCTCAGGTTTGGCAGTAGATGATGTGCTTGTAGAGGTTGTTGAAAGCTCTACTAATGCTGCTGTTATTGGTGAACCTAACTCTTTAACAATCGAAGAAGTTACTGTAAAAGAGTTTGAAACAGCCATAGATGTTACAGAGGACACTATGCAATATGCTGTAATGGAAAGACGTGTTTTGCCTATTCCCGACAGCATGAAGGATAGCACGAAACGCTATTTAAAAGCGAACTCTCACATTCGATTGTCGCAAACTTATTAAAAGGAGGTGCTAAATGAAATCTATTTATTCAACTTTTACTGGTTTGTTTAAAGATGGCAAACCTATTGATTTTCTCGCAACGTGGAAAAAGACACTGGATAAGGCTTCAGAACGTGAAGTAGCATTGTTCCAGAAAACTTATTCGGATGAGTGGTTTGATTGGGAGGCTCCGCAACTCTCTTTGAGAGCTGAGGGTATTATGGGCAAATATCATTTGCGTGTGATGGCAACCCTGATCGGTGATGAATCCCCCACTCCGTTAAGACGTTCTGACGGTTTTGATATTTGGAATGAAGAAATTCCACGTGTCGGACATAAGTTCTTTATGAAGGCTTCCACTTACCGCAAGTTGCTGGAAGTTTATAAATCTCCGTTCTTGAAAGACGGTCAAAAGGTTAAGCAGATTGAAAAGACTTTGCGCAACGATGTGGAAAACGCTTATCTGGGCTGCAAAGATACTGCTGATTTTATGATTCTGAAAGCTATATCAAACTTCGGTGTTTGTCGTTTCATTCCTTCTATCAACAACCCTGGTGGACGTGAGTTTGAAATTGATTACCTGATGGATGAAGCTAACAAACTCGTTTCAGCCTTATTGTGGAATGACGCTAACTCAAAAGCTGGCAAGTTGGATATTATTCTAACTCTTACCATGATCGTTACCTTGTTCAAAAACAAAGGTGTCGTATTTGAAGAGTTACTGATGGCTCCTGAACTGCTTGCATTTATCCGAAGAGATATTACAATTCGAGAAGCAGCCTACGGTAAGGACAAATCCGGCAAGGTTGTTACTATCCCAGACTTGAACATCTTGTTTGCTGATAACGGTCTGCCTAAAGTTCGTGAGATCACCCGTCTTGTGGGTATTGAAAAGGACGGAGAACGTGAGCCGTTAGATCCCTGGAATCACAATATGATTGTATTTAAACCTGCTGGAAAGATTGGCTTTATCCAGCCTTCTATTGAAGATAACGAGCTGTTTGAAGAGGACAATGTAGATTACATGAATGCTGGTAACGGTATTCGTATAGCCAAATGGCGTACTGGTGAATCTACAGGGCAAAAGGCTGGTGAATATACACAAGGATCTGCCCGTTTGATCCCGGTTATCACTGAAATTAACGGTATTGTCTGCTTGCAAGTTAGAGGCTTTGAAGAGCCGGAAGAAGCAGTAGAGGGAGTAACTTTTTATACGAAAGAACAATTCGATCAGAAGGCAGCAGCAGCTTCTTTGGTCGGCTAAAAACGATGCAATATGGTAACATTAAAAGTATTAAAGAAGTTCCAAGATAAGGACAACAAGGAGAAAATTTACCAAGTCGGTGAAACTCTATCAACAAGCGATTTGGATCGTGTAAATAATCTTGTTTCACGAGGAATTTGCAGTATTTCTGCTATCAAGGAGGCTAACAAAGAAGAAAAGAAACCCGAAAAAATTAGCCTTTTTGATAAAGAGTTTGAAATCGGTGCTGTAAAAGGTGCTTTGGCTGAGATTGGCGTTTCAATCAATAAAAATGCTGGCGTTCAAGCAATCACCAACAAACTCGGTGAACTTACAGAAGAGCAAAACAAGGCTCTTTCTGAAATCTTATGTAAAGAGTAACCTATGACGAATTTAGACGCTATCCGTGCTTTATGCACTAAAATATGTTCCGGCTTCTACCCGGATCAGAATGTACTTGAATTTACCCTTTTGGATAATGGTATAGATCCTTCTAAAAACTTCACCCCCAAAGATGTTGAACTGGTGAAGGCTGCTATCAGTGTCGTTAAGGGAATGACTGAAAACAGCCATTCGGAAAGTGGAATTTCTGACGGGTGGGATGCGGATCGTATTAATAAAAGTATCTCCGCTATTTGTCGGGAGTACAATATAGATAGCTCTGATTTTGTCGAAGAATCTTCTGTATCAGACGGTTCTAACCAATGGTAAGTTATGCAATACAACGGAACAATACAGTATAAGGTTTTATCTGGTGGCGGTTTGGATGGTAACGGTGAGCCGATTATATCTACCGTATCATGGAGTGAGCCTATACGTTGTCTGTACAAAACGGTAAAGCATAGCAACACAATCTATCAACAAGGTAAGTTTACTGATAAAAGCTATGAGATCCTAATTGAAAGTAGGGATTTTCAAGCTGATACGGTAAAACTTACCAATGATAGAACACAGTTTTTGGGTGAGTTTGAAGTACAGGATATTGAGTTTGTTAATCGCTCAGGAAGAGTAAAGATTACGGTTTGATGGGATTCACGAAGAAAACGCCAGATAGTGCTTTTAGCAACTTTCTTGATGATACCAAGAAAGCCGTTATAGGTAGAGCTATTAAGGCTTTTATCTATGTCGGTGAAGCGTGTCTGAAAGAAGCCCGTTTAAACGGCAACTATACAGACAGAACGGGAAACCTTAGAAACTCTATCGGTTATGCCGTGCTTTTTAATGGTGAAGTTATGGAAGAAAGTGCTTTTGCCAACACAAAAGGTGGGCAAAACGGAAAGAAGCATTTGGATAGCTTGAAAAAGAACTATCAAAACGGTATTGTCTTGATTGTATCTACTGGAATGAGTTACGCAGCTTATGTAGAAGCCCGTAATTATAATGTCCTTACTTCTTCCGAACTGCTGGCTAACAAACTTGTACCTCAGATTATGAAACAATTAGGCTTTGAAATGAAATGAATAAGACAGGTGATGAAATAGAGCTGGACGTTTTCAACATTATCACAAACAGCCAACTTGCAAAGGAAATAAAAGGTAACGTTTATCGTGAAGGAACACGAGATCTAAACTCTATGGAAGAGGATATAATTGTATCGTTTCTTACTGGTTTAGATGGGCAGTTTCAAACTGGCTCCGTAACGGTAAATATTTATGTTCCCGACAAAGATAATGGCAGTAAGGTATTGGTTAAAGATGTTGGCAGATGCCGTTATCTGGCACGCAAAGCCGATGAGGTTGTTAGATCCTTGAAACCTACTGATTACAGATTTTCTTTAGGTGCAACAATTAAAAGCTACAAAGCAGAAAAGGTAGCTATGCACTTTGTAAACGTAAAGATCAATTTTGAACTAAAAACATTTTAAGTTATGGGAAACAGTGGTATTACATGGGGTAAACCCCTGGTCGAATTTGGGCTAACTGGTGCTGAAGATGCAGCTCCTTCCAATTTCAAAACAATGCCCACAGCCGAAGAAAATACAGTTCTTCTTACAACTGTAAAAGGAAGTGCGCAAGAATTGTACGGAGAAGGGCATGAACTGGTAGCTCGAAAAATGCAAAAGTCTTATAAGCAGCTTGCTATGAGTGTGTTTATTCCTTCTGGCACAGAGGATCCTATTCCGGAAGAGGACGGAGTTGTAAAAGATGAATATGCAGTACGCCTTACTCCTGAAGATGATACGCTGGATGGATTCATCATGCGTAAATGCTCTGTTGAGGTTGAAGAAGAATGGTCGTCCGCAAAGGGTAAAATGCTAAAATACATCTTTAGCTCATTGAAGCCCAAGACGGGTAAAATGATTGAGAAGTATAAAAAAGCAGAATCATTAGCTGTAGGTTAATTAAACTATGAACAAGGAAAAAGACAACATAGAAGGGCTTGTGTCTGATACGATCTTACAAAAGCCGTATTCTATACAGATAGGACAAGAAACATACGAGGTTGCACCTCCTTCTATTGCTACTCTTATCCTTGCCTCTGAACTTATTTCTCAGCTTCCTAAAGTAGAGTTAGATAAAAGCCTGGTTACATTTGAATCGCTCCGTATTGCGAAAGATTGTAAGGTTTTAGGCGATATTGTAGCTACTCTCATTTTAGGAGCTGAGAATATAACTACAGAAGCAACCGTAGTTCAAAAGTCTTTATTCGGTTTGGTACGCACACGCAAAAAGGTTACGATTGATAACAGGGCTGTTTTATCCGATAAGATCTTGAAACAAATTTCACCAAGTAAAGTGAACGCTCTTACCCTTAAAATCATAAACAGGATGGAGATAGGAGATTTTTTCGGGCTTACCGCTTCCCTGATAGAGATAAACCTTCTCAAACCGACAAAAGCAAGGGAAGCGGATCCGAAGGAAACGATAGCATCTGGGCGGTAGTAGCAGGAATGGCAAAGGCTTATAATCTGACTTTTGATTATATCCTATATAAAATGAGTTTTGCCAATGTTCGTCTGTATAATGCGGTTCTGCCTTCTTTCTCAGCAAAGAAGGATGGTAAAAAAGATACTGGCATTATTCTAAATGGTGATGATCCCAATAATCAGGATGCAGTAAATAACGCAATATTTGACGTAAACGAAGATGAATAACAACGAAGGTACAACATGGTGGGCTTTAGGATTGGATAACGCCAAATTTGAAAGCGATGTGGCGAAATCTAACTCTCTTTTCCGAAGCATAGGCAACACAGCCGAAAAGGAAGGTAGCAGGATAGACAATATTTTCCGTAAAATAACGGTTGCTGCAACTGGATTTTTCACGGCTCAACAAGCGTTGGGATATGCTCAGAAGATAGCTCAGGTAAGAGGCGAATACCAACAGTTAGAAGTTGCCTTCAATACAATGTTGGGCAGTAAGGCTAAAGCTGATGCTTTAATGACACAGCTTGTTAATACTGCTGCTAAAACTCCGTTTGATCTCGTTGGTGTGTCAAGTAGCGCAAAACAATTACTTGCTTATGGTATAGCTGCTGACAAAGTGAATGACACTTTGGTACGGTTAGGAAATATCGCTGCTGGCTTATCTATTCCATTACAAGATATAGCCTGGTTATACGGTACAACCATGACACAAGGCAGGCTATATGCTGAGGATCTTAACCAATTTACGGGTAGAGGTATTCCGATGATTCGTGAATTAGCTAAAGAGTTGGGTGTAGCTGAAAATGAAGTTAAGGCTTTGGTTTCCGAAGGAAAGGTAGGATTCCCCGAAGTTCAGAAGGTTATAGAAAACCTTACAAATTCTGGCGGTATGTTCTACAACCTGATGGAAGAGCAAAGTAAGACTATTACGGGTAAGATCTCCAACATGAGCGATGCTATTTCTGTAATGCTTAACGAAGTAGGGAAAGCTAACGAGGGAACAATCAATTCAATACTGGAAACTGGTATCTCCGCTATAGAGAACTACGAGGCTATCGGTGAAACTATACAAGAATTGATTGTTACTTATGGCTTGTACAAAGCTGCTGTAATTTCGGTTGCTGCTACAAAAAATGCCGTTACTACTATTAAAGCCACTGGAGAAGCTGAGGAACTAAGCAAATTGCTTACTGTAGAGCAGCAAGCAGCCATTTCAAAACAGAATTTAACCAAAGGCACGTTAGAGTATGCAACTGCCGTAAAAGCTGAAATGGCAGCAAATATAGAGGCTCAAACCGCAGCTTTAGCCAAAGCTCGTACAGAGGTTTCAGCAGCCAGCCAAGCCGTAGCAGCCAAGAAAGCCGAATACCTTGCTGCTAAAGAGTTGGAGAAGCAAAGATTAGCAGAACTTATGTCTATCGGTGCTACTGGCTCTGCAAAACAAGTAGAAGCAGCAGAAAGAAAATTAGTCGCAGCCGAAACAGCCAGAGAAACAGCAGCCTTACAATACCAAGCAGCCACACGTGATTTTAGCACCAAGAAAGTAGCGGTAGAAACGGCTGCTAAAACATTGAATACCACTCAGACAGCAGCCAACACAGCAGCACAAGCAGCCAATGTAACTACAACAAACTTGTTGGCAACTGCAAAGCTCAGGCTTACGGCTGTAGCTACCAGGTTGAAAGCCGTTATGCTGGCAAATCCTTATACTTTGGCAGCAGCAGCCATAGCAGCTCTCGGTTATGGTATTTATAAACTTATCACTTATCAGACTGACGCAGAAAAGGCGCAAGAAAAACTAAATAACGCCATATCTGAGAGTGAAAAGGTTATTGGAGCTGAAAGATTGCAAATTGATGCGATGTTTGCACGTTTGAAAGCAGCCAAAGAAGGTACGGATGAATACCGTTCTGCAAAGGAAGCCATAATGAGCAAATACGGTGAGTATTTGAAGGGGCTGGGGGATGAAAAGAACGCTTTGGATGATCTGGCTAAGGCTTATCGTATCATTACGCAAGAAGCCGAAAAATCAGCTCGTGCAAGAGCTATGGATAAAGCGGTTAATGAGGCTTCTAATGACTACATGGATAAGGAGGTAGAAGCCAAAGAAACTGTAGAAGAGCTACTAAAAGATAAGTTCAAGGGAAAGAAGGATAAAGACGGTATCGACCTTGCGGAAACTTATTACTGGAAGATTAAGCCAGTGCTGGAAGGTAAGGGGGAAATTACTAAAGAAATCCAGGATATTATAAAGCAGTTTGACGAAACCAAATACTTGCCTGGCGATCCCATGACTGGTATAGGTGCGCAAACCTACATAGCTAATGACTTGCAAGATGAAATAACCAAAGTATTCAAAGCTCGTGGCATTTATAATAATATCATAAAAGAGGCTCAAAAACGCTTCGGGGAGAATCCCAACCAAAATCAGAAAACGGGTAATCAGGAAGAGGTATTTTATACCAAAGGTAAATCCATTTCTGAGATAGAAGCAGCCATTACTAAAGGTCAAGAAAAACTGGAGGCTTTCAAAAAGGCTCTCAAAGAGAACAACGGCTTAATGTCTGATGGCAAAGTAGTAACCGATGCTGTTGTAAAAGGGCAGGAAAGCTATATAGCTAAATTAAAGGCTACCGTTCTTGAACGTGAAAACGAGCTGCAAATTATTAGCCAAGTAGAGAGCCGTATTTCTAAGCTGAAACAGGAGCAGAAAGAAACCGTTAAGGGTAGTGCTGAATACAACGACTATCAAAGACGTATAGATTCACTGAGTAAAAAGTTACCAGATAGAAAAACGTCCTCTTCTCAAAAGGATTATTCCGATGAGATAAAACGTAATGCACAAGAGCAGATCCGTATTAAAAAGGATATGGAATTTGCTGTAAGGCAAGCTGAGATCAACACCTATAAGGAAGGACTTTCTAAAACATTGAAACAAAACCAGCTCAACTATGAGCAGGAAATGGAGCAGATCAAACGTCAAAAGGAGGATAAGCTAACCAAAATTCAAGAGTGGGAAAAAACTATATGGGAATCTCAGGGCAAAAAAGGTACGTTTAAGCCAACTACCACCCAATTATCAGAGCAGAATGAGCAACAATTTAAAGCTCTTGAAAATGCTGCTGGAAAGAAATTGTCTACTGGCAATCAGACTGCAATAGAAGAAATGCTAAAGCAGTATCAGACCTATGCGGAAAAGCGCAAGGAGATAGAGGAAAATTTTCAGCAAGATATTGACGAAATGCGAGCTGTTAATGAGAAAGATAAGAAAGCCGGAAGGCAAGTTACTTTCTCCGAAGAAAATATCGCTCAGGCTGAAAGTGATAAACAAGATGCTTTGGACGCTTTAGATCAAGAGATAGCTACTCGTGAAGCGACTTTTAATGTATGGGTAGAACAAATATCCTCTATGGGGTTAAGACAGCTAAAGGAGGCTTTACAAACAGCCCAAGACACGCTGAAAAAAGAAGGTGGCAAGCTGGATGATAAAGAAAAAGCTACTCTTCGTGCGCAAATTAAAACCCTGGAGAAAAAAGTAGAGGTTGCTGAGGCAAAAGACGCAAGCATTTCATCTGCTGAAAAAAACAAAAAGAAGTGGAGCGATACCCTAAAGGTGATGAATGAGGTAGATGATACTGTTAATAATATCATTTCAGACTTTGACGGGATGGATGATGCAACCAAAGCTGCTTTGTCTGCTGCTACCAATATCGCAGGAGGTATAATTTCTATGATAACGGGTATTCAAGCGTTGGCGGTTACTGGTGCAGAAGCTATCAAAGGAGTAGAAAGAGCTTCGGTTATCCTTTCCATAGTCGGTACAGCCGTTTCCCTTATCACTTCATTGTTTGGGTTGTCCTCTAAGGCTGAAAAGAAACACCAAGAGGCACTTAAAGAAGTAGCCGAGAACAAACTGGAAATGCAACGCCAGTACAACTTATTGCTCATGGAGCAAAATTTACTTTTGGAGGAAGCAACATCTATTTTTGGTACAGATCAAATAGAAAAAGCTATCAATGCAATAGAGGTATATCGTGATGCGATAGCTGAATATAAAGAAGTCCTAAAGGGGGATAAACCAACTTATCAATTTCAGTTTAACCCTAAAGGGAACTGGGGGCTTGATGAATACGATGCAAAATTAAATGCGTACAATCAGGGTATAGGTGCGCTTAATGATATAACCATAAAAACGGGAAGTTACACTACTGGAGCTTGGTTTTGGAAAAAGCAGCATGATATTTATACTTCGGTACTCCAGGTTTACCCGGATTTAATAGATGGTGAAAAAAAACTGAACAAAGAAAGAGCGCAAGCCATTCTTGACACTCAAACAATGAGCGATGAGAATCGGAATTTGTTGCAAAGCCTTATAGACTTTCAAGAACAAGCGGAAGAAGCCCAACAAGCACTAAGAGATTACTTAGAGGGTACTTTTGGCTCTTTAGGTGATAGTATAATGGATAGTATCACTGAGGCTATTGAAAATGACGGTGTAGATGCGTGGGAAAAGTTTGGAGAAAAAGGATCTTCTGTATTGGAAGATTTGGGTAAACAGATTGCCTACTCTTTATTCTTCTCTGATAAGTTCAAAAGACTACAAGCGGATCTGGAGAAAATCTATGGATCCGGCAAAACAGAAGAAGAAATAGCTAAGGAAGCAAGGGATTTGGTTTCCTCTTTCTATCAAGGTATCGGTACGGATATGAATAATGCCCAACAATGGATGGAGCATTGGAAAGAAGAAGCAAACAAACAAGGCTTTCACCTTTGGGAAACAGAGAATCGTGAGGTTTCCAGCAATAACGGCATAGCAGCAAGCCAGGACAGCGTAAACGAGCTGAACGGAAGGACAACTGCAATTCAAGGGCATACCTATTCTATAAATGAAGGTATTAAATCATTGGTTAGCCATTGTGCCAAATTTCTTGAGGTATTAACTGGTATCAGAGAAAATACAAGCTATTGCAAGAATCTGGAATCTATCAATTCCAATATAAAGGAAATGAAAGAAAGCATAGGTAACATGAATGATAAAGGTGTAATAATGAGGAAATGAAAAATAACTTATACATAGACGGTACGGACGCTTTTACTCGGTTCGGGGTTTTTATTGCTGAGGGTGGGCATAACGAAGTTGTTGCTTTCCCGGCATTAAAAGCACCAGAAGTTTCTAATGATTGGGCTGAGTATGACGGTATCGAAGTGGATTTGTCGGATCCTAAACTTGATACTAAAGAACTTGAAATAAAGTTCAACGCAGTAGGTATGTATCAGACTGGAGATTTCATTTCTCTGTTGTCCGATGGAGCTTACCATACCTTTGAGTTTAAAAGAATCGGATATAATTGTAAACTCCGATTGGTTTCAGAGGTAAATGTAGCTCTGTATATCGGTGCTAAAAGTTTCTCGTTAAAATTCGCAGATGATTTCCCTTTGAGAGATTATAAATATACGGCTCCTTTATCGACAACCAATATACCTACGCAGGGGTATGAAATAGACGGGATAGATTTCTCCGTTTACGGTATTCGTGTATTGGAAGGAAGCGAAGCACAAATACTTAAAGCTCCAGCAGTGAAGAAAAATATGTTACGTAACCTTTCTACCCAAAATGGGGCTATTTATGATGGCAAACAAGTAGTGTACCAACATAAAGAAGTTGCCTTGAATTGTTGCTTAATCGCTAAGAATCTAACGGAGTTCTGGAGAAATTACAATGCTTTCCTTCACGATCTGATAAAGGTTGTGGAAATAGACGAAGGCGAAGGCGTGAAGGTACAAACGGCTGAAAGATCCTTGTTCGTTGAAAGCACTTGCGAGGAATACCCATGTTACTACAAAAGCTCAAAAGTAAGTCTGTTTTCCCCTGACGATCAAATTTGGTGCGTTTTTACCTTAACGTTGGTATTTACTGCCTTTAGAGTTGGAGGGGATGAATATTTACTTGCTTCTGAGGCTGGAGAATTGATAGTTACAGAAGATGGTGAGTTTTATATAGATTTGAAAAGCTATGGCTATTAAAAAGAAGAAAATAAGCGAGCTGACACTTTCGGATAACCTGAAAGGATTGTACACTATTGGAGTTAAATTAATCAATGGGGTACAAACCAGCGTGAAAGTAAGTTTGGAATACATTCAAACGGCATACGAGAACGCTGTAAAAGCAACCAACAGTGCAAATGAAGCTGCCAAGTCTGCTAACAATGCTGCTTCAAGTGCCAACACTGCAACCTCAAACGCAAATAAAGCGACTGAGGCAGCGAAAACGGCTACCAATAATGCTAATGAGGCTACCCAACAGGCTAAAACTGCTACTTCCAACGCAAACTCGGCTACTCAAAAAGCGAATACAGCAGCTACCAATGCGGATAATGCACGAAAAGGATTGGAAGAGATAAAAAGTGCAACTGAAAGTGCTACAGCCAATGCCAACAAAGCAGCTACTAATGCGAATGAGAAAGCACAAAAGGCAGAAACAGCAGCTAACAATGCAAATACTCAGGCAAATAGGGCAAAAGAACAAGCGGATAATCCCCCGAAAATGGGTGAAAATGGCAACTGGTGGAAATGGGATGAAACGCAAAAGAAGTATGTAGATACCGGGATTTTGGCAAAAGGCGGTATTCTCTATCCTACTTTTACGATTGATCCCGATACAATGGAACTGATCATGTATTACCAGGATGATATAGCTGCTGATATGTTTGATATTGACAATGAAGGATTTTTAATTTTTAACCCCAAGTGATATGGCAGAAGGAAACATAAGATTAGGAAAGGTTGCTTTCGTGGATAAGGGAACTTATTCATCAGCTACCACATATAATACATTTGATTTCATTACTACGGATGATAGTTGCTATCTCTGTATCAAGGACGGGAACAAAGGACACGCTTTAACCGAAACTACTTGGTGGAAATGTATAGCTCGTGGAACAACCGCCACAGCAGCAGCTAAAAAGGCTGAGGACGCTGCTAAACTGGCTAATGAAAAAGCTACAGCAGCCGATAGCGCAGCAGGTAAGGCAGTAGAGGCTACCAACAATGCCAACGCAAAAGCTAATGAAGCTCACGAAAAGGCAGAAGAAGCCAATACTGCTAAAGATAATGCAAATGAAGCTACTGGCGATGCAAGGGTAGTTATCGCAAGGCTGGAGGAACTGGAAGAATCGCTAATCTCAAAATACAAGCTGATCCCTACTTCCATGAAGCTAAACTACCCGAAAAAAGTTACTTACAGGAATACCCAGCCTTTCAAAGTTGAGGTAGAATTACTTCCCGTAGATACTGGTAGGAATGTATTGTTTCTCGGTGATGATCGGGCGGTGTCTATCACTCCTGATGGCGTATTTATGATTAACGGTGTAGGGATGAGTAAAATTCACGTTATCCCAACGGAAAATACGGGTATTTATCAAACTATACAGATTGAAGTACAGGAGCCAGGAATAAGGCTTACTTCTGGTAAGGGTATGCGTTTATCCGGCTCTGGTGGTATCATATTAACTTAGTAAATTTTATTGTTTAACTTCTTAACACTATAAAATATGGCACTTACAGCAGAAGAGGAAGCTAAAGTAAAAAAGATTATTACAGCTTACGACAATGGCAAAAGATTAAATGAATTACCAGTAGCAGACAGCAGTAACCCTTTCGACCTCACAACTGAGGTATTGGATAAAAGCGGAGAAAGCAAACAAGCTGGTCTGGCTGCTATGCTACCTTATGCAGAGGATCAATGTAGTTATGGCGTAGAATTAGATGTAACAGTATCTTCTTCGGTTCTTACCCGTACTGGCAATATGACACTGCATAAAACATTGCCAATTCAAAGCAAGATGAAAGGGTGTTTGCTATCAGATGAAGGCAAGGTTATTGAATACCTAAACCCTACCAACTGGAAAGCGCATAAAAGGGATGGTTCCAATGGTATGGTTATGGTGGAAATCCCTGCTCACTGGAGAAGATTTTATACCAATGGAAACAAAAGAGGTGTACGAATCAGTGAATACCCAATACCTGGTTATCATTTCGTAAAGAAATGCTATATCTCGGCTTATGAGGCAACAATCCAACGTAGCACTGGTAAACTGGCTTCTGTAGTAAATACTTCGACTGATTACAGAGGTGGTAATAACCAAGCAGATTGGGATGCTTTGCCTAAATCCCAATTAGGCAAGCCAGCTACATCTACGAGTAGAACAAACTTTCGTGCTGCTGCTCGTAAAAGGGGAGCTGGTACGCAATGGAACTGCATGGACTATAACGCTTATATCACTTTGGCATGGCTCTATTACATAGAGTATGGAAACCTTAACTGCCAGTTGGCTTTCAATGCCCAGAAAGATAGCAACGGTTATGCTCAGGGTGGTTTGGGTAATGGTGTAACCACATGGGATGGTACAAAGTGGAACAATTTTAGTGGTTATTATCCTATTATTCCTTGCGGTACGAGTGATGAATTGGGAAATGCTTCTGGTGAAGTAGCTTACACTTTAGAGAAAGCAGAAGGAGAAAACAGCAAAGTATTTACCGTACCTCGCTATCGTGGTATTGAAAATCCCTTCGGGCACGTCTGGAAGTGGACGGATGGAGTAAATATAGAAGTGAAAACCAATTCAGACGGAGGAACTTCTAAAGTGTATGTTTGCGATGATCCTTCTAAATACAACGATAGTAACTACACAGGCTATACGCTTAGAGGATTGGCTGCACGTGCAGAAGGTTATGCAAAAGAAATGATTTTCGGTGAATTTGGCGATTTGATTGCTTCTGTAGTCGGAGGTGGATCTACTACCTATTGGTGTGATTACTTCTATACCAATATAGGATCTAACGCTCTTAGGGGTGTCCTTTTCGGCGGTGCTACGTATTATGGCGATCGTGCGGGCTTCGGTTATGCGAATACGAATAACGCCCCCTCGATTACGTCTGCGTATGTCGGCTCTCGGCTTTGTTTTATTCCTGAATCGTGAAGCGAGCCAGGTTTAGACTGCAAAACTTAAATGATTAATAAACAAATAAATATAGGTTGGTTGCTGGTGGGTGTCCTTTTCAGCGGTAATACGAATAATGGCGATCATGCAGGCTTCGGTTATGCGAATACGAATAACACCCCCTCGAATACGAATGCGAATGTCAGCTCTCAGCTATGATTTTTCAAAATTAACTCAACATACGAAGCAACGACCTTACCTATTGGTAGAAGATAACATAACTCATAAAGGTGCTGGTAGGGAAACCGAAGGCTCTGAGTACGAAAAACAAAGAATATGAAGAGATTAAGTAATTTATACGAGCAAATTATTTCACTTGACAACTTGCGCCTGGCTGATGAAAAAGCCAGAAAAGGCAAGTTGCGTTCTTATGGTGTCAAACGACACGATAGGAATAGGGAAGCAAACATACTGGCTCTTCACGAATCTTTGAAAAACAAGACTTTTGTAAATTCTAAATATGAGGTATTTATAATCAGAGATCCCAAAGAACGGCTTATTTACCGTTTGCCTTATTATCCTGATAGAATCTTGCACCATGCCATTATGAATATTCTGGAGCCTATATGGGTGTCCTTATTTACAGAAGATACCTATTCTTGCATTAAGGATCGTGGTATTCATAAAGCAGCAGATAAAGTAAAGAAGGCTTTGAAAGAAGATCCAGAACACACTACTTACTGCTTGAAAATGGATATAGTGAAGTTCTATCCAAGTATAGACCATGATATTTTGAAAACAATATTACGGAAGAAAATCAAAGATAAAGATCTGCTTTGGTTGCTTGACGTGATTATAGACAGTGCCGATGGCGTACCCATAGGGAACTATCTAAGTCAGTATTTTGCTAATATTTATCTGGCTTACTTCGATCACTGGATAAAGGAGGTTAAGAAGGTAAGATATTACTTTAGGTATGCAGATGATATTGTGATTTTAGGCGATGATCCTAAACAGCTTCACAAACTCCGTATAGAGATTGAAGAATATCTGCATGACAATTTAAAGCTATCACTTCGTAAAGTGGATCCTAAAACTGGAAAAAAGAAATGGAAGTTTCAAGTATTCAAAATTGATAGCCATAGAGGTATTGATTTTGTCGGGTATGTCTTTTACCATACCCATACCCTTATTCGGAAGGGAATCAAAAAGAACCTATGTAGGAAGGCAGCCAAGCTGAATAAGAAAAAGCACATTTCCGATATGGAATACAAGCAAGTTATTTGCAGTTGGTTTGGCTGGGCTAAATACAGTAATTCTAAGCATCTATTAAAAACAATAATTAAAAAGCAAGTATATGATACACTACGATTTTAAGCCTTCTAAGTTAGAGGCTAACGGGAATGGTTCTTACACATACCGTTGGGATATTCAGGAAGTTCAAGTAGAAAACCATTTTGGAGAAGCTGGAGATAATGGGCAAACTACAAAATGGACTTGTAACGAAGTTGTTGTTTGGGGAATGGTTACAAATGATAAGCTGAAAAAGGCAGTTATTACCCATTTGTGGGATTCGGATAAAGAAGCCAAGATTATCAATGATTATAATGCTGCCCAGCTCGGTATTCTTACTGAAAAATCAGCTACCGATGATTACAAGGAATATTTGCAAAAGAGAAAAGCTATCAAAGAAATGATAGATAGCGATTGTAAGGAACTTAATATTATATTATGATGAAAAAGTTTAGTGGGTTAGGTGTAACCGTACAAGATGAACGTAAAATGTTCAACTGTAGCCAGGTTTCTATTTCGGATGTGCTGAACTGTGAGATCATTGTAGAAGATTTCATTCCAGATGTAAAGACTTCGCACGGTGAAGGAAGATACCTTGTGAAATTTAAACATAGCAATGGTGCGGATGGTAAGTTTTTCACAAACGCAGCTTCTTTAAAGAAAACTTTGGATCAGATCCCCAAAGACGCTTTCCCTTTCAGCACTACGATTAAAGGGATGAAATGCGGAAATGGTAAGATCTATCAATTCACTTAGTAAACATGAAAATACATTTCAACAACAAGGAGATTGATATTCTGGTAGATACAAGCAGCTACCGATATACGGCTTTACAGAATGTAGGCACTCTTTATCTGTACTTTGCCAGTGAAGAGTTCATAAACATTCCCGTAGGAGCTTATTGTATCTACAAGAATATCACTTACTACCTTATGGATCCTGACGACTTCAAGAAGAAAAGCAGTCGGAATTTTGAATACACTCTTGTAATGTATGACATAGGCGCAATATTGGGTAAATACAAATGCCGGGATATTGTTTCTAAGCGTTTAAAGTTCGATTACACTGCAAAACCTCACGAGCATCTACAGTTAATTGTAGATAATCTCAACATGAGAGATAGCGGTTGGAAGGTTGGCGAATGTATCGAAGCAGAAGAAAAGACTATTAACTACAACCATATCTTTTGTAGTGAGGCTTTGCCTACTATTGCCGATACGTTTAAGACGGAGTATGAAATAGATCCGGCTATCAAAACGATACACTTGCGTAAAGTTGAATATAACAAGGGTGAGCCTTTGCCTCTTGAATATGGGAAAGATAAAGGTTTTGTACCAGGTTTAGGACGCTCCAACCAGGACGGAAATAGACCTGTTGCCATATTGTACGTTCAAGGTGGGGAGCAGAATATAGATTTTAGCAAATATGGTTCAAAGGAATTGCTTTTGCCCAAAAATCAAAGATTGGAGTATGAAGGACGCACTTACGTTTCGGATGCGGAAGGCTTGTATATAAAACGGGCTGATACAACCCTTACGGATGTTCAAGAGGATAGTTTGGATTGTTCTCATATTTCACCTAAAAGAGTAGGCAGTGTTTCTAATGTTGTTGTTTCTGATAAAGAAAAGAATTTCTATGATTTTATAGATAGTTCTATTCCTGATGATCTGAATTTTGAGGATTACGTGATAGAAGGCAATAACATGACTGTTATATTTCAGTCTGGTATGCTTGCTGGCAGTAATAAAGAGTTTGAAGTTAAATATGTTCATAAAGAACGTAAATTCTTGATAACGCCACAAGAAATAGACGGTCAGATTATGCCCAATGAGATATATAAGCCTAACCTGGGGGATAAATACGCAGTATTCGGAATACAGTTGCCGGATGCCTACATTTGCAATAATTCAACGAAAGAAGGCGCAAGCTGGGATATGTTCAGGGAAGCAGCCAAATATCTTTATGAGAATGAAGATCCAAAATTCACATTCAAAGGAGAATTGGATAGCATTTATTCCAAAAAGCGTTGGCTCTCTATTGGTGGTAAAATAAAATTGGGCGGTTATATACTCTTTAAAGATCCGCAATTCATACCAGAAGGTATAAAGATAAGGATTACCAGTATTAAGGAGTATATACACAGACCTTACAGCCCGATTATTGAATTATCCAATACTACTACTGGCGTAACGGTTTCAAGCGAATTAAACAAGATAGAGAGTAACGAGGTTAAAACCGATAACCAATATAAAAACTCTATCCAGTTTACAAAAAGACGTTTCAGGGATGCAAAAGAAACTATTTCAATGTTGAATGACGCTCTTTTGCATTTCTCAGGCTCTATCAGTCCGATTTCGGTACAAACAATGAGTTTGCTTGTTGGCGATGAAAGTTTGCAGTTTCGTTTCGTGAACAACAAAACCAATCCGACACAAGTAGAATATTTCGTTACCTATGACAGCAAAAAGAAAGTGCTTTCAGCTCCAGGTGGAATATTACAACACATGACTATCGGGATTGATACACTTTCTTCTGGGCATAAAGCCAGTGAGTATAAGTTTTGGGATATTGAAAAATACACTTCTCCAACTTTGACGGAAACCGTAGGGTATTATCTCTATGTGAAGGCTAATAAAAATGGCACTACTGGATCATACGTTTTAAGTAAAAACGCTATCAAGCTGGAAGGTGTAGAGGGGTATTATCATTTCCTTGTAGGTATTCTAAACAGTGAATTTGAAGGAGAACGTTCATTTATTGAACTATTCGGCTTTACTGAAATAGTTCCTGGAAGAATAACAACTGATAAAATTGTTTCGACTGATGGAAAAACTTATTTTGATCTATTGAATAGTATTATATCAGGAAAGATAAGATTCCAGTCGGGTTCATCGGGATTATACAAACTTAGCGAATGGGAAGATGTGAGCAATCTAATAACCCAAGCACATAACACCGCCAACACCGCTGTTGAGAGCGCAAAAAACGCTAATACTGCCATTGGAAATCTGAATAACTATGTGAACGGTGCGTTTGCTGACGGCATAATTACGGAAGCGGAAGCGAAAGCAATTGAAAAGTACATCAACACAGTGAACAACACGAAAGCTGCCGTGGAAGCTGCGTATAACAAACTGTACACAAACGCCTATCTTACGGGAACGGCAAAAACCGGGCTTCTGAATGCCAAGGTTACGCTTATGGGCAGTATTGAAAACCTTATCAGCGCAATCAATTCCGCTATCGCCGATGGTAGAACCACCGTAACTGAAAAAAACAATGTTGATAACAAATATGCCACTTTCAACAGTGCGTATGCCGACTTTAACACTGCTGTAGAAGTTGCAAACAAGGCTATTCAAGACAAACTGAAAGGGTATTCGGATGAATATTCACAAAAGTTTGATGAGTTTATTGGTGGCAGTTTTAAGGACTTAAAGGACAATGCTGTACTAAAACAGACAATTATTGAAGGAGGTTATCTGAAAAATGACCTTATTGACACAAACAATTTAATTGTAAAGAAAGTTTTTTCAAAGGATGGAAAGTTTAAGATATTGGATGATGGCTCAATGGAAGGAACTTCGGGAACATTTTCTGGGTATTTGAAAACGAATTTCCATTTAGTAGAGGAAAGTGACGCTATATATACAAAAGACAGCAGTCAAGGACAATACGGCTATAAAATCAATAAAGAATTAAATCTAAAGGTCGATATGGAGGGAGAAAGTAACGGGGCTACTATAATATTGCCAAATGAAATCCAATACATAGGTTCAAGGGTAATATTACATAATGGCTGTTATCCACCATATACCCGAACAGTAGGAAGTATTAGGTGCAGTTCAGTTTGTATTGATGATGGGGGGCAATTAAGGGGAACATCCTCAAATTCTTCTGAATCAAACTTATTGTCATGGACAGACCCTAATAAGATAACATGGATAAATGGTGTCATTGAACTAATAGGTATTATTGAAAAAGGGGCATACAGCCCGTCACTTTTAAGTTGGAAAGGTCAGTCAAATAAGGTTATCCCAAACCCATCAAATGGTTATATGTATTATAATACTGAAAAAAACAGAAATTATGTCTATTGGTTCGGTCAATGGAATGAAATCCCAACATACGAAAACAACCCGATAATATGGAAAGGGAAACTGGATCAAGCTCCAGAAAATCCTGAAAAAAATTGGGTGTACATTTCAAGGAATGATTCTGTTTTCATTTATAATGGAATAAGATGGAAAGATATAAGTTACTATGTTATAACGGCTGAGAAATGCGGATGGAGTGCTCTAAGCATGAGTGGGGTTTCAATAGAGTATATCCATTATTAATAATGAAGCATTTATTTTTTTACTTTTGGTGTATATATACGCCATAATGATTATATTTGCAGTTATTAATCAATAACTTAATAAAATATGGATTGGGCAGCATTATTTGCGTGTATAACAGCTTTGGGTACGGGCTGGTTTGCGTATAATCAGTTAAAGCATAATCGGCTTGCTGATATTAAGGCTAAAGAACTTGAAAGACAATTAGAAAGAAAAAGCACTCGCAGAAGTGAAAACTCTGCTCGTGTGTATGGTGAAATTCATAAAGTGTTGAATGATCTTTCATGTGATCGTGTGTATATTATACAACCATATCCTTTAGGAGATAATCATTATCTCACAATCTTGTATGAAGTTACCGCTAAAGGGGTTGCCCGTATTAGTGACTTTTGGCAAGATATTAAGATGTCTGAACTTCCAAAGTTTACGGCTTCAATGGCTCGAAATGAACTTATGCTGATACGTGATATTGATAGTTTGGATGGAACACGTGCAAAGGCTATGTTTAGCTCCAATGGAACACAGTCTTTAATCGTTCAAAAATTACATGATACTACCCATGATTGGGTTGGTTCTTTGGTCTGTGATTTTACAGAATCCATCCCTGATGATTTTGATGAGGAAGCAATCAGGAAAAAACTTCATTTTGCAGCCATGCACATTCAGTATATCCTTCCAGAAGTAAAAGAGCGCAAGTTATGAGAGTAACAGAATATCTGAAAGAACTTATCAAAAATGGATCAGGGCACAGTAGCAAGAGTTTTTTTCTTGTTGCCGTTACCTTAATGGGGTGCTTCCTTCTGCTTATTGTCGGTTTTATTTTGGTTTATGAAGTAATCGTAAACAAGTCTATCAAAACCGATCTTATGGGATTATCGGCTTTTGTCGGTGCTATCACTGCTTTGTTTGCTTCGGCTGGAGTAACTAAATGTTTAAGCGAAAAAAATGAAAATAAAAACGTATGAAAGTATTATTAGACAACGGACACGGAGAAAATACACCAGGTAAAAGATCTCCGAAGTGGTCGGACGGATCACAGTTATTTGAGTGGGAATATGCCAGAGAAATTGCCAAAGGCGTATATAACCAATTACGAGCAAAAGGTATAGATGCTGAATTGTTGGTAAAGGAAAATATAGACGTACCTTTAGCAGAAAGAGCCAGAAGAGCAAACGAGATAGCAGCCCGATACGGTAAGACAAAAACGCTTCTTGTTTCTATTCATTGTAACGCTTCTGGAACTGGCAAGGGTACAGGATGGGAAATACATACCAGTCCTGGAAAAACAAAAGCTGATGATTTGGCGCAAGTTTTCTGGGATATGGCTAATAGAATGTTTGGAGGAACTTGGAAAATTAGAGGTGATTGGTCGGATGGGGATGGAGATTGGGAAAATAATTTCTACATTCTCAAAAAGACTTCATGCCCGGCTGTTTTAACGGAAAACTTCTTTATGGATAATGAAACAGATTGCAAGTTTCTACTATCTCCTGAAGGAAAGGCTCAAATTATCCAGTTGCACGTTGATTCAATCCTTAAATATATAGAAGAGTATGCGTAAATTTTTATTTATTGCGCTTGTTTTACTCGTAGGAACAAATATCTTTCTGTTTAAACGATTGGATAGCGTAAGGAAAGAACGTGATCGCTTGGATAGTAATCAAGCAGCATTACTTTCAGATGTGGAACACTACAAAACGGAAGCAGGGAAAAACGCTACTTCTGTTTTAAGGCTGGAATTGACGAAAAATGAGTTGGAAAAGAAAAACAAGGATCTTGCCAAAACAGCAGATGATTTGAATATAAAGCTCAAACGCATTCAGGCAGCTACAACAACAGTCACTAAAACGGAAATAGAAATAAAAACAAAAGTACGTGATAGCATAGTGTATCGCAACCAGTTTGATACTCTTTCAAATTTTCGATGGCGTGATTCTTGGATAGATTTAAGGGGAACTATTGATAAAGGGATATTATCCGCTAAGATAGAAAGTGCCGATACATTACACCATATCATACACAAGATACCGAAAAAGTTTCTTTTCTTCCGATTTGGGGTGAAGGCTATAAAGATGGATGTTGTAAATTCAAATCCACACAACAAAATTACATATACTGAATATATAGAGCTAAAAAAATAGCTTTTGTAGAATACTTTTTTCATTTCAGAACGTGCATACTGAGAAGTACGCACGTTTTTTGTATCTTTGCAGTGCCGAATTTATATCGGTGTTGCATTAGTGAAAACCTCGCTTCTTTTTGTAGAAGTGGGGTTTTCCATTTTCTTTGTAGAAAGCCTAATTATCATACTATTTCTACAAATATTCTACAAAAATCACAATATCCGTTGTAATCCACTGATTATTAGAGTTAGAACAAGACTTTCCTAAAGAGTAACCGATTTTTCAGCCCAATCTATCCTTTGAATGATAGGCAATAGTTCTTTGAAAATTTGTGCAAATCTGCATAAGCCCTTGTAGTTCAACGGATAGAACGTCGGTTTCCTAAACCGAAAATATGGGTTCGATTCCCATCGGGGGTACAAAATGACAGATTTTGGTAGTGATCGTGTTACCGCATAATCCGCATAAGTGAGGTACTTTTGCAGTAAATAGTTCTACAAATATTCTACAAAAGTTATGGCAACATTTAAAGCGGAGGTTTACGCCCATCAAAAAAAGAAGGACGGAACCTATAATATTAAGATACGTGTAACACACAACGGAGAAAAGCGATACCTGGCTACACCTTATTTTATATATAAGGAAGATATTACCCAGAAAACCTTTAAAATCAAAAATCAGCATTACATAGATCTTACTGATGGAATGATAAGGACGTATCGTAAACGTTTGGATCGTTGGGGTGAAAGGCAAACCAGTATGACTATGGAGCAAATTATCAGAATCATTACTACCGATAATGAGAATGAAAAATTTGATCTTGATATTGCAGCCTACACCTGGAAGGAAATAAAACGAATGAAAGAAGCAGGACATGGAGGTAATGCAGATACCTATATATGTGCTGTTAGATCATTGGTTAAGTTTGTTGGTCGGGAAAAGGTTATGTTATCCGAAATAACAGCTAAGTTTTTGCAAAATTGGGCTGATTGGATAAACAAACAGCCAAATGTAACAAGGGGGTATGTAACTCACAACTATTTAAATAGGATGAGGGCTATATACAACAGAGCGAAAAAAGAGTTCAACGATGAGGATGCTGGAGTTATCCGAATACCTTATTCCCCTTTTTCTCACATTGATTTCCCGAAACTTCCGGCAACGAGAAAGCGAGCTTTGACGGTTGAGCAAATACAAGCTATTGCAAATTTGGAATATACTAAGATACTCCAGCCCGGTACTAATAGATTCAATTTTGCAAAAGATGTGTTCTTGCTGAGCTTTGGTTTAATTGGCATGAATGCTATAGACTTATATAATTGTACAGATTATAGGAACGGACGTATTACATACCAAAGAATAAAAACCAAAGAAAGGCGCATTGATAAAGCTGAAATCTCAATCAAAGTAGAACCAGAATACCAAGCTCTTGTAGATAAATATCGGGATCCTACAGGAAAAAGGGTATTTAGGTTTTATACGATGTATGCAGATGTAAATACTTTCAGTACGGCTCTAAACAAGGGCTTAAAGAAAGTAGGAAAGTTAGTTGGTGTAGATGATTTGGAGTTTTACGCAGCTCGGCACTCATGGGCTACTATAGCTTTAAATGATGCAGGAGTAGATAAATACACCGTACATACTTCTCTTAATCATGTTGATGATAGTATGAGGGTAACGGACATCTACATAAAAAAATCATGGGATCCTATAGATCAAGCGAACAGGAAAGTAATTAACCTGGTGAATATAAATATCAGCGAAACTAAGGAGCCTATAAATGAAAAAGTACAAAGAAAACTATTTTGCTTAAGCAATTTGCTTAGGCAAAATGAAGATGATACAACAGTACACCAATAAAGTGTAATTTGTTGGTGTATAATGCTTTGCGTTTTGCTTAAGCAAAATGCCTAAGCAATTTGGTTAAGCAATTTGCCTAAGCAAAAAGGTAAGCAAAATGTTATTTTTGCTTGAAGATTTGCCTAAGCAAATTGCTTAAGCAAAATTTGTTGTGTCCGTATGTTTGCATATCAAACCACTAATATACAACTGATTATCAGTTTGTTATAACACAAACGGCTTTTGTGATGATTTGCACAAAAAACACTTTTGCTTAAGCAAATTGCCTAAGCAAAACTTAAACGGGGGTATATATATAATATAATAATAAGATTATATATTAATAATAGAGTATATATAGGGGATTGTTAAGGGGAAAAGAAAAAAGCGACACTGTTTAAAGTATCGCTTTATTTTTCTAACATCTTACCTTTTCCAGTAAGAAGCCATTTTGCGCTAACACCATATTCAGTAATCAAAGGAACCAGCCAAAATGGTTGTAGTAAGTTTCGTGTAGGATTTTTACGAAGTAACTCCATATTTCGCCTATCTACACCGTTGGGATCACAATAGCTTCTCACGCTTTTTATCTTACCCATTGCCACAAGAGCATCAAAGGCTTCAAAGAAACGGTTTGCAATAGGTCTGTTAGCTTCTGCATTATTCATTATCTTAGAATTTGGTACTTCAAAAAATCAACTTCATTTTTCAAATTCACCAGGTAATCTGTAGGCTCATTATTAACCTTTGCTTTATCAATCGCTTTAAGAAGGCAATCTTGAACACTGAAAATGCTATCTACGTTTACGGGTAAACCTACTGTATAAGCCAAGAATTGCTCTCTGTACAATTCTATTACAAGTTTGCTATAATCTTCCATACTCTAATATTTAATCTGTTTAAAGCCAAATACTATACGGCATCTGCACATTTTGCAACATCTTCCTGCTGGGCATTCATTTTTTTGCTTACCTCTAACAATGCTTCGAGGCGACCTATTTCTCTATTTAACCGTTCTATCTCTTTTTCTTTCTCGGTAATTATAGAATAGGGTGCTATCAGCTTCTCGTTCATTAGCTGTATTAGCTGCCTGGAAAAAGCGTCTGCACCAGCAAACAGAATATCTGTAGATACTTCCATTTTTTCAGTCTGTGAATGTTGTTTTGGCGCAATGGTTTTAGGCTTATTTTCTATCGGCTTTATCTCTTCTATATCATTGGTAATATAACTGCAAATATTACCAAATTTCCTTTCTAATATTTCAATTTTGACGGGTGGTAAATCCCTTCTGCCATTCTCTACGTTGGCAATAAAGCTCTGCCCACATGAAAGAAGTTGAGCTAATTCTTTCTGTGTGATTCCTTTTTCTTTCCTAAGTCTTTTTAAATCAATCATTTATTGACTTTTTAAAATATAACATGATAATATTCCTTGAAATATTACTAAAATATTACGATATTTATTTGGTAATATTACCAATGTTACATATATTTGCAACGTAATAAAAGTAATAACACCACAAATATAGGCAAAATAACCTATAGGAGTGATAATATTTCAAATGAAAATGAGCGAATTAACAGAAAAAGACTATCCTACTTTTACGCAAATGTATAAGAATTTGCCCGAAAGAAGTAGTATCAAAGCTCCTAAAACTGAATTTGTAGAAAAGGTGGCTAAGATTACTAAGAAGTCCGTAAAAACCGTGCGGTGTTGGATCGCTGGAACACAAAAGCCGGATGCGTTGGCGCAATCTGTTTTAGAGAAAGAGTTTAAAGTTCCTGCTAAGTATTTATTCCCTGAAGCATCGTAATATGAAACCTATCGAATTTTACACCACACCAGAAGGCGAAGTTACTATGCGTCCTTTAGGTGAAGCGGAAAGGCAACTTAGAGAAAGTGATACTGAGTTTATCCAGGCTTTCTTGGAAATACTGAGAGAATTTTATACTGAGGCTTATACGGCTTTAATGGAAATTTACTCAAAGAGTTCTGAAAATAAGCGTTACCGTGATTTTTTGGCTGTACGGAGATTTATAAAGTGCAACTTTGGTCTATACGATAATGTGATAGATATTGATGAGAACTGGAATTTCCGTTTTGAATTTGTCGGGTGTCCTCTACGTGGCGAGTGTAAAAGCGATAAGATCATTTGCGCCCCCAAATTTAATTCAAAGCTATCAGATAGACAGCTTGAAGTGATGAGGCTGCTTTATGAAGGCAAATCAGATTCAGAAATAGCAGACAAATTATTTATCTCTTTGAATACCGTTAATAATCACCGAAAAAACAGTTTTAGAAAAGTCGGTGTACACTCGTTCCCTGAGTTTATGCGGTATGCTATGCAAAACAACTTATTCAAATAACAATAATGCAACATTGATATGAGTTCGGACACGTTTTTAAATTTGGTTGGTTGCTCCATATTCGGTGCTTTAGGGGTTACTTGCCTGGTATGTGCTATTGCGTTCTCAGCTTCGCACCAACTTCTATTTACGGCTATGTGCTTCCTGATGTTCTATGTACTTTATACAGATAACCAGTACAATACAGAAAGCGTACAGCACTATTTCAGAAAAATGTTGAGGGCTAAAAGATTACGGAAAAGGAAATGTAGATAATGGGTATTGTACTGGAGCTATACGAGCTTAAAAATCTCTGTAAAGATATGGCTGAGCTTGGAGCTGCCAATTATGCAAAAATGGTATTTCCGGCAAAAGATCTTATTTCCCAAAGGGAGGCTTATAAATCATTCGGTGAGGCTCGTGTAAAACGGTGGGTACGCCAGCAACTTGTACACCCTACAAGGAATGGGGCAGAGAAACGCTCCAAAATACTATACTCCAGAGCTGAATTATTAACTATCGAAAAGACAGAGAAAATAGACACTTATATAAACAAATTATGAAAGAAGTATTCTTAAAGAAATTGATCCTAAAGAATTTCAAGAAAATTCAAGATCTAACAGTAGAGTTTACAGATAAAAATACCTTTATCTGTGGTGGAAATGGCACAGGAAAGACAACGCTTCAAGATGCGTTCTTGTGGCTGTTATTTGGGAAGGACAGCACGAATAGGGCTGATACCAACTTTAACATTAAAACGTTGGGAGAAGATGGAAAACCAATCTTACACCTTGTACATAGCGTAACTGGTGTATTGTCTATCAATGGTAGAGATGTTGAACTGCAACGTAACTATGTTGAAAAATGGGGAAGTGGTGTAAACGCTGGTGTCCTTCAAAACCATGCTACAGAGTTTTATTTGAATGGTGTAAAACTCAAAACGAAAAAGGAGTATGATTCGGAAGTAGCAGCGATCTTGCCGGAAGATGTTTTTAGAATGATTACTAACCCGTTATATTTCCCGACCATGAAGGCGCAAGATCAGAAAGCTATGTTGCTTGAAATGGCTGGTAACGTTACGAATGAGGAAGTAGCCAATATCAATCCAAAGTTTCAAGAGCTGATTAGTCTTATTTCAGGCAGAACCTTAGAGCAATTAGCAAAAGAAATAGCCTCTAAGAAATCAGCTATCAAAGATGAGTTAAAGGGTATTCCTGGTAGAATTGATTCGGTACGTGATGCAATGCCTGAAAGTGAGGACTGGGCGGTTTTGGAGAAGGAAATAGCCGACAAAAAAGAGAAAATTAAAGATATTGATAGCCAGTTAGCCGATAAAAGCAAACAGATAGAAGCAGAGTTCAAAGCCAAATCTGAGTTGCAAAAGCAAATCGGGAACAAAAAACTTGCCAAGTCGCAAAGAGAAAATGAGATAAGACAAAATGCCAATAAATCCTACCATGACGTACTGGATAATATTTCAAAGCTGGAATATCAAGTTAAAAGCAAGGATGCTGAAATATCCCGTAAACAAGAGGATCATTCTCGTATCAAAGCTACTATCGAAGCTCTAAATAATGATTTGGAAGTATTGAGAGGTAAGTTCTATGCCATAGATGCGGAAACGTTACAGTACCCGGAAGGAGCTTTTATTTGCCCGACTTGTAAAAGAGAGTTGGAGGTAGAAGATATTCAAGCCAAGCAACAAGAATTACAGGACAACTTTAATCTCAACAAGGCAAACCGACTGAAAGCAGTGCAAAATGAAGGCAAGGAAAAAGCTGCAAAAGTTGAAGAGCTTAAAAAGCAGTGTTCAATTATTCAAGCTGCTATAACTCAGTTGAGTAACGAGAAAGAAATATTGGTGCATAATATCAATGAATGTAAAGGGAATATGCCGGAAGAACAAGATACACAAAAGATCATTCTTTCCGATCCTACCTGGCTTTCTCTCAGTAATGAAATCGTAGATCTTGAAAACCAGTTAAAGGCAGAAGCCAAACCTATAGACACAACAGAGTTGAAAGAAGCTAAGGCTATTCTTTCTGAGGCTATAGATGAGCTGAATAAGAAGCTGGGTAAACGTGATACTATAGAACGTTCCAATAAAGTTATTGAGGATCTGGAGGATAGAAGAGATAAAAACAATGAAGCTCTGGCAGAACAAGAACGTTTGGAGTTTTTGGTACAAGACTTCCAGAAAGAAAAAGACAACAAGTTGATGGAACGTATTAACGGAATGTTCTCTTTGGTTAAGTTCTCGTTTATTAGCGAAAAGTTGAATGGGAATGAGGCTATAACCTGCTTTTGCTCTGTAGATGGTGTGCCGTTTGCCGATGTAAACAATGCTTCAAAAATCAATGCTGGGCTGGATATAATAAACGCTATATGTCGATCTGTAGGTATCACAGCACCCATTTTCATTGATAATCGGGAAAGTGTGAACGATCTTATACCTACCATGTCGCAAGTAATAAACCTCGTGGTTAGCAAAGATAAATCTTTGATGATACGTGTTGCCGGAAATGGAACAATGGAAGAATACAAACAACTTTAAATAATAATTTTATGACACAAGAAAATTCAAGTGGTACACAAGTAGTTAGTACCCAATCAACGAAAATGCCAGCACAGGCAAAAAAAATAGATGTGCTGAAAACTATGCTTAACGCTCCTTCTGTAATGGAACAATTTAAAAATGCGCTTTCTAAGAATGCTTCCACATTTGTTGCTTCCATTATTGATCTATACAACTCGGATTCAAATTTACAATTATGCGAGCCGAAAGCGGTTGTAGCGGAATGTCTGAAAGCTGCTGTTTTGAAGTTGCCAATCAATAAGGCTTTGGGGTACGCTTTCATTATCCCCTTCAATAATAGCAAAAAAGTAGATGATTTGGACGAAAAAGGTAAGCCCAAAATAGGCTCAGACGGTAAGCCTATCCAAAAGTATATCAAGGTTATGGAGCCAACGTTTCAACTGGGGTACAAGGGTTATATTCAGCTTGCGGAAAGATCCAACCAATACCGTACCATTAACGCAGATGTCGTTTTTGATGGTGAAGTTCGTAAAGTGAACAAACTTACTGGCGAGATCGCTTTTGACGGGGAAAAGAAGTCTGATAAGATCATAGGTTACTTCTGCTATTTTGAATTGCTTAACGGCTTCTCTAAGACGTTGTACATGACTGTTGAACAAATGGCTACCCACGCCAAACGCTACTCCAAAGGGTTAAAGAAGGAAACAACCGTAGAAAGCCTTATGAAACTTGCCGAACTGCCTTTCTCGGCAGACAGTAAAACCGTTGGATGGCTCGGTAATTTTCATGGGATGGCTATCAAAACCGTTATCAGAAATTTACTTAGTAAATACGGCTATCTCTCTATAGAAATGCAACAAGCATTTGAAAATGATGTTGAGGGTGCGGAAGAGCATACAGACGCTATGCCCACAATGGGAACACAACGTTTTGATGTATCAGATGTTAGCTTTGAGGAAGTTTCTACTACCAGTGCCAATACTGCAACGGCTTCCAATGAAAATAAGCCAGGTTTCTAATGGGAATGGAATTAAGAGTTTTGGGCAGCTCGTCCAGTGGTAATTGCTACATACTGGATAACGGCAATGAGGCTTTGATTATCGAGGCTGGAATACGTTTCATAGACGTAAAAAAGGCTTTGGATTTCAATATTCGCAAAGTCGTAGGCTGCTTAATAACTCATCAGCATAACGATCATGCTAAATATGCTAAGGCAATGGTAGATTGTGGCTTTCATGTATTGGCTCTTCCAGAAGTGATAGAAAGCAAGGAATTGAAAGGTTCCAGAGTAAAAGCCATTAAAGTAGGATCGGGCTATCTGCTTGGTGGTTTTCGGGTGATCCCCTTCCCTGCTTTCCATGATGTACCTTGTGTTGGCTATTTCATTAAACACCCGGATTGTGGTAGTATTATGTTTTTAACGGATAGTTGCCAGTCTGGATATACTTTTTCCGGATTGAATCATATACTGATTGAATGTAATTACTCTGATACGAAACTGATAGAAAGCATTAATGCCGGGCGTGTCCTTCCTACACAAAGAAACAGATTAATGGTTTCTCACATGGAGCTGGAAAGTTGCAAACAAGCTCTAAAAGAAAACGATTTGAGCAACGTTGCAAACATAGTTCTTTTACACCTCTCATCTAATAACAGCGATGAGCATTTATTTGTATCTGAGGTGCAAAAAATTACTGGAAAGGCGGTTTATGCTGCTAAACCAGGTTTGAGTATAACCTTAAACAATTTTTAGGTATGATACAAGGATTTTCAGAGCAAACAAAACCTCTAACCGATTATGAGGACAAAGTTATTCTGCCTCTCATAGTACAAGGGCTTCACGGTAAGGTGGGTAAATATAAAGCGATTACAAATAAAGCGATGTGTTCGGCTTTAAAGTCTTATGGGTGTAAAATTGATAGTCCACGAATAAGAAAGATTATCAACCATATTAGACTTTCGGGTATGGTGATTGGGCTGATCGCCACAAGTGAAGGCTACTATATCGCAGAAACACGTAAGGAGCTGGAAGATTACCTGAGAAGCCTTGAAGGTAGAGAAGGAGCTATACACGCAGTTAGAAAGAGTTTAGAAAAACAGCTACAGCTATATGACAAATAAAGTTTTGATAGAAAAGAAGGGTGGGCTATTTAACCTTAGACCGTTATACGACTTGTTTTCTCATTCGGTAGATGGGATTTACCAGGTAATAGTGAAAAAGGTTAGGAAGCCACGTTCCAACGATCAAAACGGCTGGCTATGGGGGTGTATCTATCCAATGCTGTTAGATGGGTTGCTTAATGCCGGATGGGAGTTTACAAGCGTGGAACAAGTACACGAGTTTTTTAAGGCTCAAATGACTAAAGACAAAGTAGTAAACAAACATACGGGTGAGATTATAGAGTTTCCCGGATCAACTGCAACAATGGACACGTTAACATTCTCAACATATTGCGAGAAGCTCAGAGAGTATGCTTTGGAATACTTGAATATAGAAATACCTGATCCCGATCCTAACTGGAGGAAAGCCGATGAAGAAAATACCTAATCACTTGGTAAATGAGCTTATCCGGCTTATTCCAGTGCTAATAGAAAATATCCCACACGAAGGTAGAAGTACCAGAGTGGATAATGCGATACGATTAACTAACAAAATTGTCAAACGATTAAAATCTTTAAAAGATGAAAGTAATTGAAATTACTGAGATTGAAGTAAAGGCAGCTTTAGACGTTGCTAAAAGTGAAGAAGTGAAAAACGTGTTGGTAGCCTTGTTCTGCAAAGGTGAAAAGAAACCAACCCCTACCCTTGATGATTACACGACAATCCGAAGTTATGAGGATGCGTGTGCTGCTTTAAAGTGTTCCCCTATTGATGAGAAGGCTTTGCATTCTGCTGGAGTAAGAAAAGGGATTATTGCCTTAATCAAACTTGAAACAATCAGCCGGGCTTTGTGGGGTAAGAATTACCAGCCTAAACCGGATGCAAGCGGTAATAGCCGTTTCTATTTCCCCTGGTTTGCTTTGTGGACTGAGAGAGAAATTAAAGAAACAGAAGATCTTGTATATATCCCAGTTATTGACGCTCTAAACAATCGTGCGGGCTTCGGTTCTGCGGCTACGGATTACCTCCCCTCGAGTACGAATGCGACTGTCGGCTCTCGGCTTTGGCAAGAATCAAGAGAGAAAGCAAAGTATTTCGGGCAGCAATTCATTGAATTGTGGTTTGATTATTTGATGTTTAATGTAAAGAAGGTGCAAGAATGACAACAATATTTTATATACTGATAGCCTTCTGCCTTTTCTTTGAAGTGCTGAATTTGGCAGCTTGCAAAAAAGTTTTCGCTGCTGTGGAAAAGTATAAGGACAAAAACGATCTCACTGAGATAAGCCCGGTTTTCGCTGTTTGGAGAATGTGCAACTGGATCTACCTTATATTGTGCTTCATAGGTTTAATAAGCTCTCAATGGATAGGTTTTCTTGCATTGATTGTTTTAAGCCTTATCCCTAAGAAGTGGTTTACATGGAGAATTATAGATAACATATTAGGAATCGCAATCTTACTGTTTGTTCTCTTGAATAAGTACCACTTTCAAATAAACTTCAATTCATTAATAATCAAACTTATTTTGCAATGAAAGATATAATGTTGGCTGATACTCCAGTGGAGCAAAGAGCGCAAATTTTACGTGATAGCTGCGATGAGGTCGTAGAGAAAAGTTATCTCTCAAAGTTCTCTCAGGAAGAAACTAATGAGCTTCGGGCTAACCTTGTAGAAGTTCAGATACAGATGCAAGAACTGACAGAAAATTTTGATGTAGTTAAAGCTGACTTCAAAGGGAAAATGAAGCCACTGCAAGAACGGATCGGAAAAATGCTTGATGATTTGAGAAAAGGCGGTGAGTACATTAAAGGTGAGTGCTACAAGTTCATAGATCAAGACGAAGGAAGAGTAGGTTACTATACGCCAGACGGTTATTTGCTGGAGGAAAGACCTATGAAGCCGGAAGAAAGGCAGAAAACAATTCAAATGGCAGTGCGCTTGACTGGCACAGATAATTAATTTATTAACATCTTAATTTTTAAAACATTATGGAAGAAAAAAACAAAGGTTTGAACATTAACATCGAACATTACACTGGAGAGAAACCTATTGAAGTAGTTTATAGACTTGGTGACGCAGCACAAGCACAACAACCGCTTGCAACCAAAGCCCCGGAAAAGATCAGTGTTTCCGGCACTATCTCCACTCCGTATGAATGGCTTTCCAAGCGAATAGACACTGTAGATCAGAAACGTGCAAATGTCGTTGTGGATCGTGAGAAAATGACAATTCAGCTCACTGTAAACGAAGATGATTATTACAATAAAAACACGTTCACTGGTACGGTTGAAGTATCTGAAACATTTGAGAAGTTCGGCATTAATGATGGTGAAAAGGGGTGGATCCCTGCCAAATTAGGACAATTTTTGCGTCTGAATCGTGGTTTGTTTGAAGATAAAGAAAAGTGCATGGTGCTTGTTTCCAATCTCAAAAACTTCAATGCAAAAGCAAAGGCAGAGATTGAGAAACAAAGAGATCCTTCTGGCTCCGTTGCTGATGTTTACCGTTGCCAGGTAGAAAGTAATTTACCGAAGAGTTTTACCGTAAACATGGCTATCTTCAAGGGAACTGCAAAACAGCCCATCGAAATTGAGTTTGATCATTATCTGACAAATGGAGAAGTGTTTTTGCAACTTGTTTCGCCAGGAGCAAATGAAGTGATGGAAAGTTACAGAGATAAGTGTATTGATGAAGTGTTGGATAAGATCAAGGATATTGCCCCCGATATTGCAATTCTGGAAGTGTAACCGTTCAAACATGATTATAGGAAAGCTGGGAATTATCCCGGCTTCCTTAAAAATTCTCTCTATGGCAAGAAAACAAGAAACTCCTATGCCTTTCTATGTTGGCGATTGGTTGAGGTGTCCTGAATTAAGGGTACTTCCACCAGACGTTAGGGGCTTGTGGATGGATATGTTATGCTATATGTGGGAAAGTGTAGAACGTGGTGTTATGGTTATGCCAAACGGACAGCCTTGTACGAAAGAAGATATAGCCCGTATCATAGGTACGGATTGCTCAGGATCTTCTAAATGGGTAGATTCTTTGATAGAAAACAAGGTGTGTGAAGTTCGGGAAGATGGAGCTATTTATAGTAGGCGTATGGTAAAAGACAACCTGATAAGTGAGAAAAGAAGGCTGGCAGGTAAGAAAGGGGGTGAGATCACTAAGGCAAGGGTTTTCATTCCAAAAGCAGAAGCAGAAACGATCCTACAAGAGCAGCCCCAACAACCGCAACAGGAAGTTTTACTGTTTCCACAAGAAAGCCCACCACCTTTAACGCCAGAGCAGCAAAAAAAGGCTGAGAAGGCAAAAAAATACAAGTATGCTGAGTTCGTAACACTAACAAGGGATGAATACGCTAAGTTATGCGCTGAATATTCTGAGGAAGGAGCCAAACGGATGATTGAAATACTTGATAACTATAAAGGATCAAAAGGGAAAAAGTATAGTTCTGACTATAGAGCCATACTAAACTGGGTAGTAAATAGATATAACGAAGAAATACAAAAGTATGGATATAAACATAAAGAATCAGCTTCAAAAGATCCTGGATCGGCAACTGGAAACGACTACAGAAACACGATTTAGAATAGAAGGATATTCTAAGGAAACAGTTCAGGAAATGCTGCTTATGTGCTATCAGCATGAGGTGCGCAAAAGGCGTATTCCGTTTCAGGAAGATAAGGAAACACTGGAGAAAATAGAAAAGGCTGCAAAATGGCTTACTGGCGATTATAAAGTAGGATTGCTGCTATATGGAATAGTGGGATCCGGCAAATCTACTTTAGGCAAGGCGATTTGTAACCTTATCGGTATTCTACACAATAGCTCCATATCCAGTGAGCGAAAAGGTGTATTCCGGGTTTCAGCTTTGGATTTGGCAAAAAATGTGGCTAATGATCCTATGTACTTCAATAAGCTCAAAAATCAAGAACTGCTTTTTATTGATGATATAGGAACTGAACCAGCAAGTGTAAAAAGTTGGGGTAACGAGTTCTCACCAGTGGTAGAACTGCTTTATGCCAGATATGATAGACAGTTATTCACTATTGCAACTTCCAATCTCAAAGATTCCGATTTTGGGGAACGTTACGGTATAAGAATAGCTGATCGGATGGAAGAAATGTTTGAACGTATTTATTACCAAAACAAGAGTTATAGAAAATGAGTGAGATAAATTGGAACGAGTTAAAAGACAAAGCCCATTCCAACGCAGTAAAACATGGATTTTGGGAAGGCAGACCAAGCGATAAGCACTTTCTTTGCCTGGTTATTTCGGAGCTTATGGAAGCTGTGAACGCCCATAGAAGAAATAAGTTTGCAAGAGTACCAGCCAACAGAAAAGAAACAATATTCGATGATCGTACTTTCCACCATGAAAACAAGTATTTCAGAGAAAACTTTGAAGAGTATGTGAAAGATACAGTAGAAGATGAATTAGCGGATGCTGCTATTCGATTACTGGATCTTGCTGGAGCAAATAATCTGAATTTAAATAGATTCTGTTTGCAACATGTAGTTACTCCTAAGAAAAGTTTTACAGAAAATATATATGCTATCGTAAAAGATTTGGTGAACTACAAATATTCTCAGGAAGAACAGATTAACTATGCTCTTCACCAGATACGAAGATTATCCGAAATTCTCAAAATTAACTTACTGTGGCATATTGAGCAAAAGATGTATTATAACGAAGGTAGGGAAAATAAACACGGAAAGGAATATTAAAATTTACCAAGTAAACATTATGAATACGAGTTTTGAACGAAGTAAGCAGACAACGGATGAGTGGTACACTCCCAAATGGATAGTGGACGCTTTAGGGAGTTTTGATCTTGATCCATGCGCTCCTGAAAACCGTTTGTGGAACACCGCCAAAAGACATATAACGCCTTCTGAGGATGGTTTAAAAACTGAATGGGGGGGGGTAAGAGTATGGTTAAATCCTCCGTATTCACGTCCTCTTATTGAGCGATTTGTGGAAAAGATGGTAAGGAACAACAACGGTATAGCATTGCTTTTTAATCGCTGTGATAGCAAGATGTTTCAAGATCTCATTTTCCCAAATGCAAGCGCAATAATGTTTGTGAAGGGTAGAATAAAATTCTATCGACCAGATGGTACACAAGGAGATAGCCCAGGGTGCGGTAGCGTTCTTATAGCCTTTGGTGAGGAAAACGCAAAAATACTGGAATATTCTAATATACCTGGTAAATATATAAAACTCAACAATTAAGATGGAAAAGAAAAAAGTAATATTGACCTTATGCAAGTCTTTCCCCGTAACTCATAGCAAAGCTGGCGAGGCTACAGACTTTGAAAAGAAGCTGAAAGACAAAAGTAAGATCCATACAATCCGATACAACGCAAAAAATGTATGGAATGGACGGTATAAAGATATTGTTTCTGGTAAAAAATATCTTTCAATACGTGAATGGACTGGCAGACCGTATAATTCGGAGCAAAAGGAAATAGCCCAATTACCCAAAATCGGACTGCAACACGTAACCATGACATATAGCTCTGAGGATGCTTACCCTGAAATATGGATAGACAACAAGAAAGTTTCAATCCATGAAGTAGCGAAAAATGATGGTCTGAGCGTGGAGGACTTTGTAGAATGGTTTTTCGGGAACAACAAAGAGAATGTTTTTGAAGGTGTAGTTATTCATTTTACAGATTTTCGGTACTGATATGAGCGAACAAGAATTAAAAGAGCAACTTGGTGATGAACTTTGCGAGTTTTGCCCCTGGCGAAAAGGTGAAATAGATCATACGTTCGATTCTCTTTGTGAAGGCTCTTATTGCGATGATGCTTTTGATAACTTTTTAGATGAAAACGAAGGTTATTTCGATGATGAAGAATAATCACTGTAGCGAATGTAAATACTATTGGTGTTATCCTCATACAACCTAAATGTATTGCTACAAGTTAGGTAAACGGATAACAGCCAGAAAGAAAAGCTGTAAACATTATCAACCCAATAGTTAATAAAAATGGAAACTAATGCAACAAAAAGAACTGATATTTTCCAGATAGATCCACGTAACATAGTGGTAATGGATGATTTCAATGCTCGTAGAGATTTCGATTTAGAGGAATTAAAGGAGCAAATCAAGGCTAAAGGAGTTCTTAACCCTATTACCGTACTTCCTTTCAAAGATGAGGACGGTATAGAACGGTACAAGCTGGTGGATGGTGAAAGACGCTATCGAGCTACTATGCTTGCGATTGAAGAGGGTATAAACATTCCTTACATTAAGGCTTTGAAGCTGCCTAAAGACACAAGTACGGAAGAGCTTCTAATCGAGCAGATGATGAGAAATGAGGGAAAGCGTTTTTCTGAATATGAGTGCGGTATCATGTTCAAACGCTTTAAAGAAGAGTTCGGATATACCCAAAATGAGATAGCTGAAAAGTTTAAAAAATCTCCAGCTTTTGTGAGTAAATGTTTATCCCTAATGGATCTCCCGATAGAGATTCAGGAACGTATTATAAACAAACAAATATCGGCTTCTGCTGCTAAGGACATTGTAGCCAATTACGATACGGAAGAGGAACAAGTAAACGCCACGAGAAAAGCCGTAGAATTAGCCGAAAAGCAAGGAAAAAGGACTGTTACCAATAAAGAGATTAACGCTGTACAGAAAGAGGCTAAGGAAGCCAAAGAGATAGCTCAGGTACTCCGTAAGGTGTGGGCTTATCTGGATGGCGGTGTTATGGTAGATGTGGATAAGCTGGCTATCCTTCTGGATAAAACAGAGAGTTTGAGTAATGCAATGAAACAATATAAAAAATTGAGTAAATGAAAGTAGTGTTTTTTGACCTGGAAACTACAGGAACGTTAGTAAACAAACATGGGATCCACCAAATTAGCGGTATGATCGTTATAGACGGTGAAGTAAAAGAAACCTTTGATTTCAAGGTACAGCCTAACCCTAAAGCGGAAATAGTGCAAGAGGCTTTAGATGTGGCTGGTGTAACCAAAGAGCAGATTCTATCTTATCCGGCAATGGGGTATGTGTACGGACAATTTACGGCTATTTTGAACAAATACGTGGATAAGTACAATAAGCAGGATAAGTTTTTCCTTGCTGGTTATAATAATGCTTCATTTGATAACCAGTTTCTCCGTGCATGGTTTTTACAGAATGGGGATAAATATTTCGGATCTTACTTCTGGAGTAATTCTATAGATGTAATGGTTTTGGCAACTCCTTATCTGGCTTCTCAACGCTCACAGATGGAAAATTTCAAGCAAGGAACTGTAGCAAAGGCACTCGGTATAGAAATAGACGAAAGTCGGCTACATGATGCCTTGTATGACATTCAAGTATGCAAATCTATTTACGATATTGTTTCACCATATAAAATGTAATGTTATGGAAAAGATTAATATTCAACTTCCTCAGTATTGGAAAAAGAAGAAACTTAACCCGGAGTTTATAAAAGAACTTGAATCAACTGCAAAAAGCGATCCGTTTACAAAAGATGAGTTCGGGGAATATCGGTTTGGTACATTTCTTCATGGTTGCGCTATTGTCAAAGTTGAAATGACTGATAACCTTCTGAGCGTTGCTATTCACAGCCAACATCCTATAGGTTTGCCAATGATTAAGGAGATTCGCTATAAATACGCTCCGAATAATTGTCTTATGACAATGCTAATGCCTTCAAGGGAACAGCAGATTAGCGATAATACCGTAGTGCTTTATCAGATTCCAGGATCTTTTAGCGATACGACAGATGTTGAATTTGAGGAAGGGAAAGAATGATCTATATAGGGATTGATACAGGTGTACATACCGGGATTGCTATCTGGGATAACCGAAAGCGTTCTTTGGAAATGGTAAAACAAATGCCTATTCATAGGGCTATGGCGGTTGTTCAGTCTTATGCGGATATGCAAAAGACGGGTGTAGGCGATAAAATCATAGTAAGAGTGGAAGATCCACGACAACGCACCTGGTTTGGTACAGAGAGAATGACACGTGAAGAGGAACGGAAGAGGCTACAAGGTGTAGGATCCGTAAAACGTGATGCTACAATTTGGGAAGATTACCTTACCGAACTTGGTGTTGAGTTTGAAATGGTTGCTCCTAAACGGAATATAACAAAGATGAGCCAGGAATATTTCAAGCAGCTTACGGGATGGAAAAAGCAAACCAACGAGCATAGTAGGGATGCTGCCATGTTAGTATTTGGCTTTTAGATGTTTTTTGCCCTTTGTTGGCGTATATATACACCAAAATTTATATCTTTGCATTAATTGATAACATTGATATTATGACTATTACGACAACTATCTTTATAGTAGCAGGTGCTTTAGCGGTATTCATTACCGCTATGCACTTTGCAAATCTTTTCCTACCGTATGATCCGATTACACCAGGTAAATCTATTACCGTATATCTGGATGGTAAGTTTAATAGGGTGGCAACGATCACGAGTATAGAGAACGGTTGTATCTATGTGTATGATAAATTCCCGTTGCCATTGCATTATAGAGGAAAATTTTACGCTGTAGGCAGAATGACGGACGGGCATAAGGTTATGTTTTTAGGGAAGCGGAAACTTTATCTGTTGATGCGCTTTGTGGAGGCTTTCAGAAAGATTGCCCGTATTCCTGAATTTGAAAAGGAGGTTTAACATGGAAGAGATAGAGATTGTTTACCGTAAAATCTCGGATCTAACTCTGTTGGATGATAACCCACGAAAGATAAGCAAGAGAGATTTAGAGCGTTTGGTAGATTCCATCCGCATAAATGGTTTCTGGAAGCACCGCCCTATTGCCTTATCTGAGCGTGAAGGAAAGTTATATGTACTGGCAGGACACCAACGGATAAAGGCTGCAAAGAAGCTGAAAATATCGGAAGTGCCGACAATCTTGTACCACAACCTGACCGAAGAGCAGGAAGCGGATATAGTTCTAAGGGATAACATCAACAATGGTGAATGGGATTTTGAAAAGCTACAGCTTGGAGATTGGAGCAACAAGGCTGATTTCTCTTTTATCGGTTTAGATATTCCAGTAGAGGATAAACAGCCGGAAGATGAGGAAGTAGCCGATGAAGAACAAGAGGATAACGAGAAAGAGGAAGGCTCGGAAGATGATCCGATAGCGGATGAAAAAGAGGATTTTTACAGATCCATGCTTAACGATTGTTTGTATGAGAGCAATAATGAGTTTGACATTCCTAATTTGTTGCTGGAAGAACAAGCCGGAAAACTTCTTTTGCCTTTTGCCCCCTGGGGAGCTGATAGCCGATTAAGGAAAGATGTTGCTACTTACCACTTCTATGTAGATGATTATCGCTTTGAAGCTATTTGGAAAGATCCGATCAAGGTGCTAACCAGTGGTGTAAAAGCGTTGGTAGAGCCAAACCTTTCCGTTTACGATACAACCCCGATAGCTTACGGTTTACAACAGATTTACAAGAAACGTTGGATAAGCCGATACTTTCAAGAGTGCGGTATCAAGGTGTACGCAGATCTGAATGTTTCTGTGAAGTTCAAAGAGTATAATAAACTGGGCTTACCAAAAGGGTATAACGCTTTTTTCACTCGTGGCTATGCTGGTCGGTTGGAATATCTGAAAGGAGAGCTTGAAGTAGCCAAAGAAATATCCGGCTTGCAAACTCCTAACTTGCTTGTGTATGGCGGTGGTGATGAGATCAGAAAGTTTTGCATAGATAACAGCCTGGTTTACGTCCAGGACTTTATTAACGATAAAAGTTCAAAAAAAGATGGCAAAAACAAGCGGAAGTAATGGAGGTTTGCCGAATGGCGATTCAAACTACAAAGGTAAGGTAGGCAAACTGGAACCTTTGGCTTCAATTAAGAACCCGAAGGTGTACAAGACTGTAAAAGAAAGTATCTCACGTTTTCACTCTGTTTTGGGAGTAAGACAGAAAGATATTAAGATCGGACAACTGGAGGCTGGTACGGGTGGAGTGCATATTTCCCAAAATGGAGTATCTAAACAAGTCGTTTTGAATAAATCCGTTTTCAATGGGAAAAACACCACAACCCAAAGCGTTGCTAAATGGGCTGAAAAAGGTTACAAAAGCGGACACTTGACGAAAACCAACAAGCCAGTAGCACATATTGTTACTCACGAGCTGGCGCACGCAACTTGGAACAACCATTTAACAAGCCCCAATGCAAAGGCAGCAAGTAAAAGCATAAACAGCCTTTATAAGAAATGGGGTAATGATAAATCGAAACAAGGTTATGGTAAATATGCCAAAACCAATGTAAACGAGTTCTGGGCAGAAGTATGTACAAAAGCCGTTCATGGTAAGGCAGATAAGTACACAAAAGCAGCTAAAGATATAATCAAGAAGTATAAATTATAACGTATATTTGCGGAAAACGCAATAAAATATTGAGCTATGGATAAAATAGAATTAACCGATTTGCAAAAGCAGCTTATTCAAAAGCAGCTAAATGAAAAGTACGATCCGTTTATGGCTACGGAAGAAGAACAAGAAGCCTTCAATGACGTAATAGACAAAGCCGAAGCATTATCGGATGAACTGGACGCTGTAGATGATTACATAGACAACTACAACGGTGATATGATAGCCTGGTTTTGGGCAAAGTACCAAGAGCAGGAACAAAAGGAACAATGATAAATTAACCAGGTAAAGAATTAATCAGGTGGGAGTTCCTATCTGATTTTTTCTTTCCTTAATCGGTGTATATATACACCAAAGAAACAACGAATAAACAACGGAATGGCACTCTTTGAGAAAGGCAATAACATAGGGAATAGATTCACAAGCGAAAACCAACCAAAGAAAAATGGTCGGAAGCCCTCAATGTATAAACAGCTCAAAGAGCTTACAGGTAAAAAAGTAGATTATGAGCTGAGCAAAGAGGACTATTATAAAACAATTCGGTTTCTTCTTGAACGCTCCAAAGGAGAGCTAAATAAAATCATGGCTGACGCAAACAGAGAAGATAGCACTACTCCTATTTGGGTGTGCAATATTATCAGTGCAATCTTCACAGATATTCGCTTTGGTCGGACTTCAACGGTTGAAATGATATTCGATAGAATTTTTGGCAAAGCAGCCCAACCGATAGAAGGGGATATAAACGCTAATGTGTCTGGAGGACTGGAGCCGGATCTATCCAAACTTTCAACCGAAGATCTTTTGGTTTATCATGGACTATTAGAAAAGATGAATGGCAAAAAATAAAAACATACAAATACCAATGGCTCTTGCAGTCAAAATAGAGCTGTTTAAACGTGGCTGTTTTGACTTCATTACTGTTAAGGATGGAAAGAAGCACGAAAAGCAGGAAAAGGCTTTGCAGATCCTTACAGACAATGAGCACGCAGAGTTTTTGTATGGTGGTGGTGCTGGTGGTGCTAAGTCGTGGACTGGTGCTGCCTGGCTTCTTTTTATGTGCCTTTGTTATCCAGGTTCCAAATGGTTTATTGGTCGAGCTGAGTTAAAGCGTATTACCCAATCTACCTTAATAACGTTCTATAAGGTTTGTAACCAATACGGAGTAGAAGATACTTTGTATAAATACAATGGGCAGTATAACTATATAGAGTTTTACAACGGATCCCGTATAGATTTGCTGGATTTGATGTATAAGCCTGGAGATCCTTTTTATGAAAGATACGGATCTATAGAATATACTGGCGGTTGGATAGAAGAAGGTGGAGAAGTAAACTTCGGTGCTTATGACACTCTTAAAACTCGTGTAGGTCGCCACTTGAATAATGAGTTAGGGTTAAAACGAAAGTTGTTTATCACGTGTAACCCTAAAAAGAACTGGATGTATGATACCTTTTACACTCCATTCAAGAAAGGTATATTGCCTGAGTATATGTACTATCTGGGTTGTTTGGTACAAGAAAACCCCTTCATAGATCCAGACTACATAGAAGGTTTGAGAACAACCAAAGATAAGGTTAAAAGAGAGCGTTTGCTAAAAGGTAATTGGGAGTATGACGACAACCCCAATGCGCTTTGTTCTCACGATGCGATTACAGCCATTTTTAATAATCTGCTATCAATAACCACTGGGAAGAACTATATAACAGCAGATATAGCCCGATTTGGATCCGATTACGCCCGGATTTGCGTTTGGGATGGTTATACGATCATAGACTTAAAATGCTTTCCACTAAGTAAAACGACGGACATACAGAAATGTATTCAACACTTCCAGAAAAAATACAGAATACCTAAATGGCGGTGTATCGCTGATGAGGACGGTGTAGGCGGTGGCGTGGTGGATAATTGCGACATACAAGGCTTTGTAAATAACAGTCGTGCTTTAAAGGATGAGAACTACCAGAACTTGCAAACACAATGCGGTTACAAGCTGGCAGAACACATAAACGCCTCAGAGATTGGGATCAATGAGGAACTGTTAAGCTCGGCAGACAAAGAGCAAATTATCCTTGAACTGGAGCAGTTGCAAACATGGGATGTGGACGGAGAAGGCAAATTAAAGCTAAAACCGAAAGAGGAAATCAAGCAGGAAATTAGATGTTCTCCAGACTGGCGAGATGTGTTTTTAATGCGCTGTTGGTTTGACTATAACGAGTATGATATACCAGATGATATAGAAGCAAGATTAGGAGTTATTTAAAAATTTGAATTATGGGATTTTTTAATGTTATCAAGAATGAGGTAAAAGCTGCTGTAGGTTATCAACAGAATTTTACAGCTTTGTTGGAGGCTAAGGATATTTCAAGAGCCTTAAACTATATGCAAGATCGCTCCGGCTTTGCTGAAAAAGCCTTGCTGGAGTACAAGGTAGAAAACCATGAGGTTATGAAAAGGCAGGATAAAGCCGTTTATGATAAGAAAGGGAATTTTCTTAGATGGCAAAAGCGTTGGAAAATTCCTATCCCCTATCAGTCTTTCATCAATGAAATTGCGCTTGTTTTCTTATATGGCAGACCCGTAAAATGGACGCAAAGAAGCAAAGGTACTGATTATGCTTTTGAGCAATATATAAAACTGCTGGAGCATTTACGCTTCAACGCCAATGTAAGAGAGGCTAAACGTGTTGCTGGTGCTGAGGGTACTTCCGCTATGCTATTTCATGTGTTCCGAAATAAAGAAGGAAAACCAGATGTATTATTGAATGTGTTATCTAAACAAAACGGTGATGATATTTACCTTATCAAAGATCAGTATAAGCGTATGACTGCTTTTGCTTGGGGGTATTATCTGAATGAATCCGGCAATCGGAGCATCTACCATGTGGATATTTACAAAGATGATACGGTTTACTACTGTAAGCGTGTTAGTGTAGGTTGGGAAGTGAAGGCAATCCCTAATGTGATAGGGAAAATTCCCGTTATCATCTTTGAACAAGAGTTAGAGCATGAAGGAACACAGCCCATGATACACCGTGTAGAAAGCATGGAATCAACAGATGCAGATGTAAATGATAGATTTGCTAACCCGGCAATGGTAGCAACCGCAGAAGTGCTTAACAGCTTGCCTAAAGCAGAAGAAGAGGCAAAACTATTCATTCTAAAGGAGGGTGGCAAGGTTGAATATCTTACATGGGATCAGGCTTCACAAAGCAAGGCAAATGAATACGAACGGCTGGATAAGCATATTCTTTCAAAATCTTTTACTCCTAACATAGATTTTGACAATATGAAGAGTTTGGGCAATCTGTCTGCTAAAGCTATCAGAAAAGTAATGCTGCTTGCAGTGATTAAGGCTGAGAAACGAAAGGAAACCCACGATAATTACATGAATAGAACGGGTAATTTGCTACGTGCTATTCTTGGTAATGTTTTGGACTACCAACACAAAGCCGAATATGAAGCATTACAGTTAGGGCATGAGTTTCAAGAACCATTCGGTGAAGATGTGAGCGATATTCTTGCTGATATATCAAAGCAGTATAACGATGGAGCGATAAGCCGACAAACTTATGTGGAAATGAGCTACCTTATCAAAGATGCAAAAACGGAAATTGAGCGTTTGAAGCAGGAAGATTTAGAAGCCATAGCTAAACAGCAGGAGTTAAACAGAATAGATGTGTTCGGTGGAGGTGAATAATGGCAAAGAAAGTAAAACCATCAGAAACAAAGTACCATTGTAGGGATTGCAAGCACTCTTACGACTGGCACGAGAAGGATTATAAAGGTGAGTTCTTCCTTTGTCGGTGTCCTTTCTTCAAATACTCTAAATTCTTAAACAAAGATCACTGTGAACACTTTGAGTTAAAGCGCAATGGCAAAAACTAAATACGTCAATTCCACGCAGCTACAAAAAGAGCTGTTTAAACGTACAGAAGGGTACGCAGCTAATGTACGTGCGATTTATCAAAACTACTTACTCCAGATTATTAACCTGGTAAAAGGTACGGAGTTGGAAGAAGGTAAACCGTTCTCTTTCTCCGAATATGGCTATAGTGATGAGGCTACAGCCATATTTAGAGAAATGTACAGCCGTTTGTATCAAGAAATAAGGAATGACGTGCAAAATGAATGGCTGCTTTCCAACCAACATAACGATGAGCTGGTAAAAAGTGTGTTCGGTGAAAACTCTATCAATGATAACCACTTTGCCCGATTCTTTAAGCGCAATATGGAGGCTATGGACGCTTTCTTTGCTCGGAAAACTGGAGAAGAAGGGCTAAGCCTATCGCAAAAGGTATGGAGGTACACAGGACAATTTAAAGAAGAGCTTGAAAACTGCTTGGATTTGGCTATAGGAGAGGGTACAGGAGCCAACAAGTTAGCTTCCAAAATACAGACCTACCTACAAGATCCTGATCGCTTTTACAGAAGATTCAGAATAAAGGTCGGTGAGGATGAAAACGGAAATACTGTGTATGGTCGTGTATGGAAACGTAGGGTATATGACAAAGAAACCGAAAGTTATAAATGGGTAGATGATAACCCAAAGAAATATCATCCTGGACGTGGTGTATATAGATCTTCATACCGTAATGCCCAACGTTTGGCACGTACAGAAACCAATATAGCCTACAGAACTGCTGATTTTGAACGATGGGGGCAATTAGATTTTATAATTGGCTATGAAATCAAGCTGTCAAACAACCACCCATGCCATGATATTTGCGATGAGCTTGCTGGCAAATATCCCAAAACGTTTAAATGGACTGGTTGGCATCCGAATTGTCGGTGCTACATGATTCCTATTTTAGCTGGTGAAGATGATATAGAGGATATGCTTAACAAGATCCTGGCTGGAGAAGATGAAGAAATAAGCAAGAAAGGGCAAATAACGGAGTTTCCAGATGAATTTGTGCAATGGGTAAAGGATAACGAAGATCGCATGAATGAAGCCAAAACAAAAGGCACTCTACCCTATTTCGTCAAGGATAACTATACGGATATAGAAGAAATCTTGCATCCTCTCACACCTGAGCAAAAACACTACAAAGGGCTGGTTGCTCAATATGGGGAAGAAAACGTACAAAAGCTATATGAGGCTTTCGATTCTTTCAAAGCCAAAATCTCTACTGGTGATTTGGAGTACCAAATCAAGAAGCTAAAGTTTGAGGCTAATTGGGTTGAGGAAAAGAATAAATTCCCGACTTCTCCCGAAATGGTGAAAATGCTTAAAAAAGAGCTGGCTATAGTTGAGGCAAAATTTCAATACCAGCAAGCCGTAAATGCTGCCAAGCCTATTTTGAACTATAAAAGCAAGAGTAAACCGTTAAATTCGATTCTGGCAGAACTGAATGAGGCTATAGCCAATGAAGCAACTGCAAATGAGATACAAGCCTTGACAGCAAAAGCGACTGCCAAAATACAAGAGATAGAAAAGGCTCGGCTCGCAAAGCTGGTTAAACAAGGTGCGGACGGATCTACTTTGGATCTTTACGCAACAGAAAAAGAAAAGCTGGAAATAGCAAGGCTCCAATCTGAATATGATAAGGCTATGGATCTATACGGCAGTCAGTGGAATAGTGAAGTAAGTGCTTGTTATGTCCGGCTTGCTGATTATAAAAAGGAGTTGGCTTTAAAGTATGTATCAAAACAAGGCAAGTTGGTTAAACTGAATGGAGAAACTGAGGAACTGGCAAAAAAAGCACTGGAAGAGTATATAAATGCGCCAGTTAATCATAGTGCTAATAACGCCATCGGTGGACGTTGGCAGAACTATAGTAGTGAAGCTGGAGCAATGGAGCGTTATAGCAAAAAAACGGGTATATCCGTAGATGAACTTGCTTTGATAAACCGCTATACATACGGCTCCAAGTGGTGTAATAATTACGGTTATGGTATTGTAGATCCGTACTTTGGCAAAATACAAGATTATGGGGGATTATGCCAAAAATATTATCCGGCTTGTAATGCTGCCTTAGAAAAAATGCCTCGCTATAATGGTACTGTATTCTCTGGTATCAGCTTTGACGCTATGAAGCTGGATAAGTATATTCAAGAAATGAAAGCGTGTCTATCATCCGGGCAACCCTATGTAAACAAAGCCTTCATGTCCTCTACTACCAATATTGATAGAACTGCTATCTTTGGAGATAACCTAATGCTGGTTATCAAAAGTAAGAAGGGTGTAGATGTAAAAGCCATTTCCCATTATGCCAGTGAAGATGAAATTGTGTTTCGTGCCGGATCCCGTTTTAAGGTGCTGAATGTTTATCAGGAAGAAACACGAAAGTACGGCTTTGGAAAAGGCTGGGTAGTTGAGCTGGAAGAGATATAAGAAAGAGCCATTACCAACGCTGGCAATGGCTCTGAACTGCCCTAAAGCAGCTATTATCAGCTCTCAACAGATAATCTAATTTTCCCAATTTCTCCAATCTATACGCCCATATTGAGTATAATTGATCGGTATAACAACAGTTAAGGTTTGAGGGTTATATCTACTTTTAAGTTCGTACATTTGAGTAGTATATTTATTCCAGAAATCACGTCTATAACCTCTCTCGTAATAAAAAGCAACTACAAAATACTTACCTACTGGTAACGTTATCTCTTTAGTTTCATCTTTGGAAGATTCAACTTCATATATTGGGGAAATCGTAGAACCGTCTTTCAATAACAAACGGCTTTCATCTATCAACATGGTATATATAGGATCTTCTTGTAGCTTGGTGTATTGGTAATAAGAATCAAAACCAGTATTAAATGTTTTTCCGTCAAAAGTTGAGGCTTTATCTGGATCGAAAAAGAGAAAACGGATAATATTAGTTTGTTTATCCGCATACTCTGAACTGGAAGTTGTTGTGTAGCCGTTTATCCATACTTCTTGCTGAGTTTTATTAGAATAATCATCCTCTTTAGTGGAACAACCAACTACCAGAATAGCCAGGCAAAGAAATACTACATTTTTCATATCGTGCAATTTATAGGTTAATAATCCATTAAAAATGGCTACCCATAAACCCACAAAAAAAACGTGGGCTTACTCTGCACGATCAAGAGGGATGACCAAGTACCCAACAGCCCATACAAGAGTAATGCCCACGCCATAGCGCAGGCATTAGCACATTGTTTCTGAGGGCTGTTTGAAATTTTGGTCGTTTTCTTGATCCTCGCAACAATAGCCAATGCTATATTAGTTCATATTTTATTTCTAACTGCAAATATAGTGCTATTTATGAGAAAATTAATCCGTTTATGTTATTAATTTAGGCACGACACAAAAAAGAGGAAGGCTTTACACCTCCCTCTTACCTGTTTCAAACGATTTTTCCCAGTTGGTTGTATCTCCTTCTGGATTCGGGCTTTTACCTGGTAAATGCTCTGATAATAGTTGCTCTTTCCATTCCTTGTACGCTTCATCTAAAGGCTTTTTTGTGTCGCAAGCATCCAAGTAGGAATAATGAAACTCCTTCTCATACTCCCAAAAAGAAGCTGCCAAAGGGTGAAAAGTATCACTTTTATACGGATTCTCTTTTTCTCCTTTGTACCAATGGTAATTTGAATAATCTTCCGTTATGCCAGAAAAAAATCCGGCTTTGTTCCAGTTATCAGCCATCTTATTTATTGTTTAAGTTATGATAGAAGTTACCTATAACATCAAGCATATCAGTAGGCAACAAATTGAATACATGATCTACTATTTCTTTAGGGATCTCATAGATAGCTGCTGCCATAGATCCTACAATAGCACCGATAGTATCGCTATCACCTCCCCACGAAATAGCCTTCCTTATTGCATCCTCAAAAGAGGTGCTTACACGAATAATTTTCAAACAAAGCGGCACAGTGCCTTGACACGTTTCATCAAATACTCCGGCATAATAATCGTTTACCATGAATTGAGGATAGTACGATTGCATTATATTCTCAAATGCTTTCTGATTGTGGGTTGTCCTCAGATAATAAATAGCGTGTGCGACTGCTACGGCTCCTTTAATTCCCTCCGGGTGATTATGGGTTACTATAGCCGTTTTCTCTGCCTCCATCAAAACCTTATCCAAGTTGTCATAAGCCCATGCAACCGGGGAAACACGCATTGCAGAGCCATTGCCGAAGCTGTTATATGGTTGTGGGTTGTCTGAGGCTATCCAGCGGGCAAAGCTGCCACCGTATGCCCCTTTCGGATTGGGGTATGCTCTACACCATTGGAGAAACTTATCTTTGTAATTTGCGCCCGTATTGATTGCATCCGCTACCGCTATAGTACAAATGGTATCGTCTGTAAACGTGCTATCCTTTGTGAATAGTTCAAAGTTGTAGTTATCTGTATTGTTGAACTCAAAGCGTGAGCCTACAATATCGCCTATAATTGCTCCTAACATATTATACCTCCTTTTCTTTTCTGATACCCCTATTTGATTGTTTTGTATGGAGTGTGCCATATCGTATAATGGCTTTTCTACCCTTATGTTCGTCATTCCTTAGAACATTCCAAAGGGTTTCTTTCGAGCATCCTACTACTTCGGTGGGCAACAGCTCATATATAGCGGTAATGCTGCCAAAGTAGTAGTGACGTTTGCCCTTGTATGGCTCTTTCAATTCTACATGAATGACCTTTCTTTGCTGTTTCATTACTATATGTGTTCTATAAACGCAAAATTACTATATTATATTTAATAAAACAAATATTTACCCAGTTTATTTCATTATACAAGGTTATTGTGTTCTTACAAATAAGCCTCACTATATGCAGAAACTATTGTATCTCCTTTCTGTTACAAGTCTTTTTTCTCTTGATGTTTATCAAACGCCCCCATTTCATGCCTGTTTGATGATTTCTTACATAGGAACACATATATTCCGTATATCCTTTGATAGTCCTGATATAAAACCATTTGCAACCATGACAATTTTCAAGTTTCATTCTTCAACTCCTTTCGGCTTGTTTATGGGTTTCCAGTGGGTTATCCTATATTCGTTGGCAATGTCTGTTATTCGTTCCAAATAGTCCTCTGCCCAACCAAATTCCCCCCAAGTAGATGTTAGGTAATCAGTGTACCATTCGCCATCATCTAAATTCTGATATTCCACACGAAGGATGCAATTTGTTCCGATTTCCGGCATAGCTTCCGTATCATCTTTACACTCGTGCCAGTTCTCAAACTCATTAAACCGCCTTACAATCTCTTCACAAAGGATATTTGAACTTTCCACATCACCTAAATGTATCTCTGCTATCTGAAAATTCATACCATCTTTAATACAAAGTTCAGCATCTAATTCGTCAGCCCCGAAAATGCGTTTTCCTCTTGCTGGTAAGCAGACCAGTTTTAACGTGTCTGTATCTAATTCTCCTTGTGCGTACTTCCAGTTAAGTTTTATCTTTGTCATTTTATACCTCCTTATTTGAAATACATGTTATTTATTTATCCATTCATCATATACTTTCTCCCAGTTGTCAAGCAATCCTACTCTTGCGCCAAAAGCGTAATAGCATTGTTCAACGGTTTCCTTTGGCGGCAAATAACGTCCATCACTAAGCATTACATAACCCTCATTTATCTGTTGTTGCAATAAATCCATATCAACTGGCATAACCTCATCCGGGAACAAAACAACACTACCCTTACTTGTTTGATAACTTACTCTCGGTATTTCATAATGGTATCTCTGACCTGTTAGCAATGAACATATACCTATCTCACCTGTTATAAGATGAACTTCCGTATTAGGAGCATTTATTACCATAAAATATGCGTTCTCATCATTCTTAAAATGATTTACCGTTCTACCAACAATTTTTGTATCGCATTTATCAATCCTTGCATCAAATTTGAATCCTGTATCATCGTGGTTCAATATATAATGTCGTACATGCTCCCATGTCCTAACGGATAAAAATTTGGGTGCTGGAAGATTTAGTGTTTTTTCAGTTCCATCATCATATTTAAGTTCATGTTGAACGTAACTACTCCGTGAACCAGTAAGGCACATTTCAACAATATCAAAACTCTCATCATATCCATTTTCTGTAGAGTATTCTTCAAGTACAACGCTTTCACTTGAAACTACTTCATCAATTATCTTTTGAAATTCTTCTTTTGCATTATGAAGCAAATTCCCGGCATTCATTTTGTCCTGCATGGGGATTTGTGCAACAAGTTTTATCGGATATTCTCTTTTCTCGTTATCATAGCACATGTTTTCTACAATACCGCATTTTGCCTTTCCGCATTTTTCGTGAAAGAAATTCATTGTTCGTATCACGTCTTTTGTGCTTAATTTTGTTGGCTGTGTTACAAACAATACATAGCTAACTTTTATTCTACTAAGCAACTCAATGTGAACATTTGTAACACTCGGTGGAGTGTCTATAAGAACGAAATCAGGGTTAATAAGCCGGAGTTTCTTTTTTGCCAGTTCGAGATACTGCCTTACCATAGACTTTTCCAGATATATAAAGTTATCAAACATATTTCCAGAAGAATGAATCCAAATGTTATCTTCCGGGTGATCTCCAGAAAATTCTGTATTCATAGATGGGGTATTTATATCTGCATCTATGATAAAAACTTTATTACCTTGCTCTGCAAATAACCTTGCAATATTGGCTGTTGTAGTAGTCTTTCCTACTCCACCCTTACCTGAATAAACAATAATTGCTTTCATTTATTTTCTGATTCTAATTGTTTTTTGTACTGATCGTATATCTTATACGCTTCTTCCATTTCACAGTGAGTAATAGCGCATATAGAAGCCATTGCCGGAAACTTATCTTTGTATGTTTCAACTATTCTCCTTATATGTACTTCATCTGGAGTATTTACCCAGTTTATTATATGTTGTTCAAATTCAGGGCTTATCATTACATACCTCCTTTTTTGCCATAGGGTGAAATTTGGGATATTTACGACACATTTCGCTACCTGATAGAGTTGCAAGATCATCAAGAGAAATTTCATGGTTTGGATCATAATATATTTTTATTCCGCTTTCTATACTTGCATGGCAGCTTACTATAGATGCTCCGTGATCTTTTAAGTCGTTTCTTATACTATCCTCATAAAAATCTCTTGATCTATGTATGTAATTGAGTGACGTTTTTACAAGATCTTCTATATCATATCCGATTATTCGATTTATACAAGTTCTATTATTTGTTGGTATGAAAATAGTTGTTTCCATATTATCTGTTCTCCTTTCTCGCTTTGTGTACACCTCTTGTATAATTACGCTCCACCTTACGCAGATCGTCATACTTGCTTTGTGCAGCCGTTTTTAACACTTTTGGCTTTTCTCCAACCCATTCCGCTTTTACTCCTTGATCTCTTAGAGCATCCATTATTGCATCTTTAAGTATTCCCATAGTTGTAAATTATTCGTTGTAAATCAATCTCATTATACTAAGATTAACGGCATTGACGATAGCAATACGTTTGTAGTATCTTTCACACGCCACCTTGAAGCCACCACACCAAGATGTTCTTGCTTCATACTGGGCTATTATGTTTTTTTCTGCCTGATCCAAGTCTGTAGCTGTAAATGCTTCTCCTATGCGGATCTGGTCGTTTTTATCGTGCTGTAGCACTCTAATGTAAATTGGATTATTCATATCAGTGTTGCATTTATTGGTTAAGGGTGGGTTTCCCCACCCGTTTTTTGTTATTGCCTTGCCCATTCTTCAAAGGCTCTGTAATATCCAGTTCTGATAAACAGCATATCACCTGAACCATCGCCCCACCAATCGTTACAGTGTGAAATGTATCTTCCTGTCTGGTTGTGATTTTCTGGGCATAGTTTCTTGTAGATTGATCGAAACATTGCGGAAATCTTTCTACCTGAAAAATGTCCTGCTTCTTTTGCGTCATTTGTACAATAGCCATACATTGCTACCGTTTCTATGTTCCCGTTTTCATCCAGAAACTCCATATCTGAATCACCCCATCCTCCGTATTTGATAGTGTCTTTCAATAACTGTTGTTGTTCCTCTGTAAGAACTGAAACGATCTCTTTTACTTGATTAACTGTTGCTTCCATTTCGATGTTGCATTGTGTGGGGATTGCTCCCCACTGGTTATGTTTATATAGTAAATTCTCTATTGAAATCTTTGTCATTATTGATACATTCAATCAAAGCATATAGTAGGCTTCGTTTGCTTCCACATTTTGCAATACTTACCAATCCGTTTTTCTTCTGTTCCTCTGTTGCAATAAAGATATAGCCACTTTTTGCCTCTGGCTTGAATGGTTTGATCTGTGATTTTATTTTTCTGAAATTGATAGCCATAGTTCTTTTTATTTTTTCAAAATATCGTCTAATAGCTTCTTATCTGCATCCCACAAGTTGTAACCTCTTGCTATTTTACGTCTTAGATACTCTTTTTCGCCAATCATAGATATTGCTCGTTCTCTTAAATCCGATGCACTCCATTTTTCAGCTTGATCTATCAGGAAATTTGCGAGGCTTTTTCTCTCTTCGTAAAGTTCACGCACCAGAACTGTTTTACGTTCAATCTCTTTTAGTGA